AGGCACAAGAAAAGAATTGTCATCTATAACGAGGCTAAGGAAAGGGACGAGACTATAGAGAGGTACAAGAGGGACCCTACTCCCCTCGTAATAGTGGCTCCAAGCATGGAAAGAGGTATCGACCTGCCAGGTGACTTGTGCCGTGTGGTAATCGTCCTTAAAATGCCTTTTCCTTATCTCGGCGATGCTCAGGTAAGCAGCAGGCTATACGGCTCAAAGGACGGCAGGATATGGTATACAACAGAAACTATACGTTCGGTGGTCCAGGCTACCGGAAGGGGGGTGAGGCACGAAAAAGACAAATGTACGATTTATATCCTCGATAAGCAGTTCGGGAGGATTTTTAAGGAGTACAGAAACGCCTTCCCGAGCTGGTGGAGAGAAGCGCTCCGAGTTAAAAAGAATTAATTAACTGAAAGGAGAGGTAGAATTGCCAGAAAAACAATTTGACCCGTGGGAAACTTCATCAGGATTGCCCGACGATTTTGACTTCTACATTACCAGGGCGGAGTTCGGTTACATCCCCGAGTACACCGACAACGCGGGAGAACCGCAGTTACTGCTTCTGCTCTACGGCGAGTCTCCGGACGTGGAGCTTGACAGACCGATACCTTACTCCGTAGGTAAGGGTTGGCAGCCGGTAAAAGGCGGCAAGGAAGTGGTGCACGAGGACGGCAAAAAGCTGTTCGTAAGCACCAGCATGTACGGTCGGTTTATAGAAAGAGTGGTTAAAGAGTTGGGAGTGGACATGAGGTCCAGGGGATTGCCCCAAGACGCTACCGTTTGGGAAGGCTTAGGCTTCCACATGAAAAGAGAGAAAATTGAATACCCCGGCCTCATGAGTGACCGTGGAGGCGCAACCGAAAGATTGATGCCGACCAAGTTCCTGGGCGAGAAAGGCAAAAAAACTAAAGGTAAAAGCAGGGCCGAGACTAAAGAACCGGCTAGCAAGGAAGCTAAAGAAGCAGCTAGCGAACCGGAAGAAAAGAAAGAAGCCGCAGCCGGCGAGTCTGGCGGTCCTCCCAAGAAGCTGATTAAGAAGCTGGAAATACTGGCGCGCAAGACCGACGATTACAATGAATTTACGGACAAGGCTATGGATGACGAAGAAGTTATGCAATACGACAATCTTGTTGACGACATCATAGACGACTCGGAGGACGGCTTCTGGGCACGTGCCAGGGCCAAAAAATAGGAGGATTTAAAATGACCGAGGTTGAGAACAGGCCGATTGCCTATATCAACAAGGACGGGCGTCCGACCTACCGCATGTCGGCGGCGGGCGTCTGTCCCATCGCCCTCGGTGCGGCACGTCTGGGATACAAGCCTTTAAATGCTCCCGATTTCCTTATGCGTGCGGCACGCGAGGGTAAAAGACACGAACCGTGGGTAATCGAGGACCTGAAAAGCGAAGGGTGGGAAATAACCGACCGGCAGAAAGAAGTGGTCATTAGAAAGCCGGCACTGGTTTTAGAAGGGCATATAGACGGAAAAGCGCAAAAAAATGGCGAGCAAAGGCTGCTCGAAATAAAAACAATGTCAAAGGCAAGGTTTGAGAGTTTTGTGCGGTACGGTCTTAAAACCGAAGAATTTTATACCTATGCCGCACAAATAACAGTATATCACAACGCCGTTAAATTGCCCATACTCTATGTTGTTAAATGCAGGGATAACGGAGAAATAAAAATACTTCCTTTAAACGGGCCGCCTCTCGACTTCGACGAGATATACAAAAAATTTATTAGGATAGAGAGGTATGCAAGAAAAGGACAACTGCCAAATATGGACGGCTGTAAGAGAGGTTCGTTTGAAGAGTTTATATGTCAGTATAAGCACATTTGTCCCGTAGTGGCGGAGGAAAAGGTGGAAGGAAAGGTAGATAAGCTGCCTGATGCGCTCGCAGTGTATGCCGACGTGTACAGGCAGGGAAAGGCACTTGAAGAGGAAGGCAAGACTTTAATGAACGAGGCCAGGGAGAAGTTTAAAGAAGAAATGACGGAGCTAGGGATTAATAAAGCGTCTCAGTTCGGTTTGTCAATAAGCAGGTACGACGGCGAGAGAAAAAGCGTTGCCGTAAAAAATCTGGAAAAAGCTTTAAACAAACACGTTAAGGACAAAAAAATTATAGATAAAGTGCTTAAAGACGCAATAACTGTGAGTAAATTTCCCAACACGATACGTATTCAGGACCTGCTTCAATCATAGGGGTGTTGTCCGTGAAGTGTTCAAGGTGCGGCAAAGAAAAAAGAGCGATAATCATGAACCTAAATGTGGAGCTGGTTATCAACTACCCTAAAATGATTACAAAAAGATTGCTCTTGAAGAAGATATGTGTTGATTGTGCAAAAGAGATACTTACTCTTGAGAGTCACATTACTATACAGAAAATGTATCCAAACCACTTCTGTTAGAAAGGAGAGGGCGACGTTGACCGAGAGGATAAACTGGAAAGACGTTTACAAGGAAGTTATAAAAGACGACGCAGGCAAGAAAGACTTTATCGAGCCTGTAAGCGATATACGGATGAATAACGACGCGAGGCTGGTAACGAGCAGCAATAAGGAAGGCTTTGAGCTTAACGGCTGGAGCTTGGGACAAGCGTTGGGCAGATTAAGAGTTCCTGGCTTGCCAAGATACGGGAGATTTCTATATGAGAAGGGAGAGACGGAACTTTTGTCCCAACAATTTAACCGCTGGAAAAAAAGAGTAGAAGACGACGACAAGTCCTGGATGCTGCGAACCAAGAGGGGCGTATGCAGGGCCGTCCTTTCAAACAGGTACAGCAAGCTGGACAACCGGTTTATAGTTAGCTGCATACGGTCCATTTCCCGGGAAATAGACCTGGAGGTAGTTAACTGGAACCTGGACGACCTGTATATGAACCTGCGCGTGAAACTGCCGAACATGACTAAAAACATAGGTACGGTACAGACCGGAGACGAGGTTTCAGTGGGCTTGCACATTACCAACAGTGAGGTAGGGGCAAGCGCGGTGTATATTCATGTCATAGTCTATCGTTTAGTGTGCTCCAACGGGCTTGTAGTAGGAGGGGATGAGTCAATTTTCCAGAGAAGGCACGTGCATATAGGAGAGCAAAGGATGAGGGATATAGTCAATGAAAATATCAGCGAGCTTTTAGACAGGGGTAAAAAGCAAATAGAAAGATATGCAGCAACAAGAGACGAGAAGGTTGACTATCCGGAAGAACTAATTAGAAAATTGTCCAAACGCCAGGGATACAGCGAAGACTTTGCGGAAACCGTGATCCAGAACTACCGCGAGGAAGCTGAACCCACAAAGTACGGGGTAATCAACGCATATACGAGGGCCGCGCGGAACCTGCCTTTTGAAAGAAGGATAGAAGTCGAAAAATTTGCCGGCAGGCTGCTGGACGAGAGAATTTAAGGAGGGTACAAATTGAGAAACGTACCGGAACGAATACTCGTATACGGCTATCCGGGAAGCGGCAAGTCTTACCAATTCCTGAAAATCGCGGACTTCATGCTGAAATTTAACCCGAAAGCAAAGTGCTATATATTCGACACCGACGACGCATACACGAGAATGTTATTCTCCGACAGGTTTTCTCACCTGCCGGCGGCAGACAGCGATTTAGGTATGGAGATCGGCTCCAGCGGCAACTGCTACGTCTACCCGGTTTTTGAGTGGCCTGAATGGGAAGAAAAATTGGAGCGGATATACAAAAAGGTGAAACCGGGAGATTGGGTTTGTGTTGACAGGGCTGACGTCCTGTGGGAAGCAATACAGGAATACTACGTGGAGCAAGTTTTTGGCGCAAAAATGGGAGACTACTTCCTCCGGGCACGTATGGAGATGCAGCAGCTTGTAGAAAAAGGCGGGAAAGAAAAGAAAAACCTCGTCGTGCTCGAAGGAGACAAGGACTGGCAGGTGATCAACAGGTTATATAAGCAGTTGTGGACAAAGATGATTGCCCCGGGCTTTCCGGCGCACCTGTACGTGGCAACAGTGGCAAAAGAAATCCAAAAGAGGGATGAGCAGATAATCAAAGATACTTACGGCTGGATAGGAGCGCAGCCTGGGGGACAGAAACACCTTGCTTACCAGGTCCATACGGTGCTATACCTGAGCAACCATAAAGACGAGTGGTTTGTTACAACAATTGACGACCGGGAGAGGGAATATTTCGACAGAGAAGAACTGCACAGCCTGCCTACGCAGTACCTGGTCAAGATCGGCAAGTGGAGGCGCAGCAAGAAAAGGAGTAGAGTTTCTTGAAAATATTAGTCTCTCCCGCTGAACCGGCAGAAATAAAACGCCAGCTACGGAGTGCGATTACAAATGCCGTAACCCATTCCCTGCCCGAAAAATACGGGGCCGATTTTCTAATGATGGGTCCTCCTGGAAGGCTGGCAGTTCAAAGAAAGACTATAGAGGACCTGCTCGCCTCCGTGGAAGATGGAAGGCTGGCCCGGGAAATAGTCTTGCTAAAGCGCACACAGTTTCCCGTACTGCTGGTAGAAGGCAGGCCGGTATACACTACCGAAGGCAATTTAATATCGCCGTACCGCTCCAGGTTTACTAGGAAGCAGATTAGAAACATCATACGTTCGGTGCAGTTCGTGCACGGCATATCGGTTGAAAGGACAGATTCAGTCCTCGACACGGTGGGTGCCCTTCAGGAGATGGCCGAGTGGTTCACGAAAGGTGAACACCGGTCGCTCCTGGGCCGCCCCAAAAGAGCGGCTAGAAACGCCTGGTATACGAGAGAGGATAGGGATTGGGGGAGGTTTTTGCTGCAAGGGTTTCCCGGTATCGGCTCGACACTGGCGGAGGCGATATTCGACCACTTTGGCCGCGTTCCGCTCAGGTGGGATTGCACTAAGGAAGAGCTGCTTGAAATTGAGGGTATTGGTAAAAAGAGGGCCGGCGAGCTGTGGAGGATGCTGGAGTAGAAGGAGAGGAAAGAAAGGAGAGGAAAGACGTGCAGAAAGATAAGTGCAAAGACAAATACCTAGTGAGAGTTCATTATAAACACCATGACGCAATAGATAAATTATCTAACTGCTTGAAGAAAGTACCATGGGATCGCACTGTTATTCTATGTATCGGCAGTGACCTCAGCACGGGAGACAGCCTCGGGCCGCTCGTAGGTCACTTTTTGAAATATAGAGTAACTATGCCGGTATACGGTACTTTGAAAGACACGGTTCATGCGACAAATGTAAGCAAAGTCGTTTCAACTATTAAGGAAAAACACAATAATCCGTTTATTTTGGCGGTAGATTCATCCTTGTCAGAGATAGAAAATATTGGCATGATAACTGTTCGTGAGGGGCCTATCGAGCCGGGAAAAGCCGTAAATAAAGATATTGAGCCGGTAGGGGATATGTCAATTACAGGGGTTGTCAACGCTGTAGGTTTCCCCGGACGGATAGAATATGCAATAATCAGTTCTACGCCGCTTAGTAGAGTATATGCTATGGCTTCGGTAATAGCAGAGAGCATCCATGAGTCGGCTAAAAAAGCGGAGTATTCGCAAGTTACTCGACGCGGTTAAATAAAAGTGTCCAGGGTGATAGTTATGAGACTTTTACTAGCAACTGCCTTGGTGACGGCAACTGTATTATCTTTTGCGCCAAAAGCGGAGGCACCCGTGGGTGTATATATCCATATATCGGATCCTTGGGTGGTTGAGAAACCCTGTAAGTCATACATCATGCTGGCTACGGCTTACACCCACTGCAAGAATAAAAACGGGGATATTAACGGCACCGGCGACGGCTTTACTGCCACTATGACCAGGCCCAAGGTTGGGACTATAGCGGTGGACCCGGAAGTTATACCTCTAGGTTCCAGGATGTGGGTTGAAGGCTACGGGTATGGAAGGGCCGAGGACGTTGGGGGATTAATAAAAGGTCACAAAATTGACGTATTCTTCGAGACTGAGAAAAAGTGCTTCGAGTGGGGCCGCAGGTGGGTTAAGGTGCGGGTATATGAGAATAGTAATTGAAAGGTGACTGAATAATGGGTAAAAAGTTAAATTGGAAAGAAGCAAAACAACTGATTGAAAAAGAGAAAGATAAAGGATTAATAGGGGTGTCGGCGGGTTTAAAAAATACCGATATGTCCTGGGCAAACATCTGGTATAAGGGGAAGTATATTAACCCGACAAATGAAGATACCCCATATAAAGGCATATTTGCAAGCACTTATGATATTCCCACAATTTCTCTCTTTTATGAAAAGCAGGGACAAGGCAAAATTACCAAGTTTGAAAAACCCTGTTTTATCGAGTGTAGTCCTGTAAATATAGAGGATATAAGATGCCCTGACTGGTGGGCCTTGCCGGAGGGTTAATTATATGGACAACGAGAGTTAAGGGGGAGAGAGTAAAAGTGATAACTGAACATGATTTATCGAAAAAAATTAAAGGAAAAGTTGTATATAAGGTTATCGCAGGAGATAGCAGCGGTATAATTATTAAGTTTACAGATGGAAGTCAAGTTAGAATATCTCCCGGACATTATATGCTAAATATTTATTTTGGCAAAATAGTTGAGGAGGAAATTAATTAAAAGGAGCGTTTGATTAAAGAGTTGTTATGAGAAAGCCACATTGGGAAAGGGGCTACCGTTGTTGGGGTTACTGGCTAGACAACGAGCGTTTAGGCTTTATCGGACTTATACCGAGGTTGCCCGGAAAGAAAACAAAATTTTTATGCAGCATAGACATAATCCCATACCCTTATTCTAAGCCTGTTGAAAAAGAAACGCTCAAGGAAGCAAAGCGGTATGTTGAGGGAGTGGTTCACGAGAAGCTTAATTCTGGAGGTCAGTAAAAATGTCTCAAACGACCTTTAAGAAAGAAGATACAGGCATGGATTATGACGAAACCTTTCCGTATGAAGAAACTTCAAGAGTACCTCTTTGTTGGGATTGCAGGTTCAGGTATAACCTGCCTCAAGTCGCTCCTTGTTGCGATTGTGCGGGCCTTTACGATACGGGAAGGTCATATTTTCAGGAATTTAATTGGTGAACATTTCAAAGAAAACGTGTATTACGTTTAGAATACAAAGGAGGCAATACCAATGAGAGTATACAAGGTTAAGAATTGTAGTCCAAAAGAACCCATTTACAAAATAGTTGAAGTAGAAGTTGAGAGGTTGGAATATCCGCTTAAAGACAGCGAAGAGGATACTATTCACCCAAATACCCATTTTACAACAAAGGAAGAAGCGTACAACAAAGCAATATCATTATGTGATTCGGCAATAGAATGTTTGGCTAGGGATTTAAAACATTATCAGAAAAAAATAGAGAAACTTAAATCTCTTATAGCAAGGTATGCGATAGCCAAAAACAGTTTAATAGATAAGAAATGCTGGAGTTTGTGAAAAGCTTAATTGTATGCAGGGGAGGTTTTAGAAGTGAAAGAGATACTAGAGAATTTAAAAAGGTTTGCCGATGAGCATAACCTTAAACTTGTTACCAAGGGTGAAGTTGGCTTCGGCAGGCCGTGCGTCGGTTTCTTGGACAAACGTGGCGACCACTACTTGGAGTATAACCCCGTGTCTTACTCCAACTGCTTAATAAATGGATTGAACATAGCTAACATAGCTTTTGTAGAAGATCTGTATGACACAGACCTTTACGCGCCGGAAGGCGTTGACTCTTATCACAAACATAACTGTTTTGTCGTGCTTGTACAGGATAACGACTACAAAGAAGCTCTTAGGCAGCTTAATAAATGGATTGAACATATAGAATCTATTGGCAAGGTTGAAGTCGTGTCGTACAAAACCGGCGCGACCGGATTGCAGGCAATGGTTTCAGGGACGACAGGATATGCTTTGAGGTTTGTTGAGAAGTTTGCAAAGGTTTATGTTGTATATCGTAAAGAAAGTCCTTTTGAGATTGAGCTTGTTACCGCCAGCAAAGCAAAAGCTGAGGAATACTGCAAAACAGAAAATATGTTTGGGGAACGTGTATACAAGTACAAAGAGTTTGAATTGGAGAATTGAATAAGGATTAGTTATTTCTCCCCCGGGCCTGTCCCCGGGCAGCAGGATAGGGCTCTGCAGTTTGGCCGTCTGCAACCCGAGCGGCTGTTCGGGCGCATACCGGATAGGTACTCCGGGCTGCTACTGTGCGGCTTGTCGCTAAGTCATACCTCCCAATATTTACCGGCAGGCTGCTGCCGCGCGGCCCGGGGAGAGGCCCGGGGGTACATCAAGAAGGTGTCTAAAGAATGAATATGCGCAACCAGGTAAAGTATTTCTCGGTAAAAATGAGAGAAAGGCTCGAATATAAATGCGACCGCTTTTTGGTAAAAGTCGAGCGTACAATGCTCGGCTGCAGCGACTCTTTATTTTGGGCCGTGCTAATACTTGTCGCTATTTTTCTAATAATTCAGTTGCTAAGGCAAGTGATTTAGACATGCGTAAGGGTGACGTAGTAAGGTTTAAATTCAACGGTGTCAGGGAGTGGATGGTAAAGGGCTTTTCTTCGCCGTTTGTAATACTGGTGAACCCCAATAACCCTGAGCATGAACTGCGTACACATAGAGATAACCTGGAGATTATAAAGAGAGTTAAGAGAAAGAAAGGAGGAAAATCATGCAAGAAGCACTTTTCTGGAGGACGGTAAAGCTCAACGGACAGGAGGTTGCGGGGATAGAGTGCAACGGGGAGAATATGCTGGCAACGACTGAACTCGACAAAATTTGCCCCCTTGCGAGCAAAACGTGGAATGAAGCTTTTTCAGAAACGCTTAAAACCGGCAGTTGGAATAACGGGCTGCCGCTTGAAGGAAACAGCTATATAGCGTTTGCGGGGAAGGAAGGCAAGAAAAGGCTTAGGAAGCTTGGGTTAGGACATTTGTATGCAGCGAGTAGAAAATTACCGATATATTTGCTGGGAAGGGAGGTTTTTGCAGCAGTTGCAAGAGGACAGAAACTACCTAGTGAGGCAATAAAAGAGGTTTTAGAATACTACAATAGCGAGCTTGTGGAAGTAGAAGATTATAGCGACCTTGTAGGAGCAGAAAGTTGTATACACTGCAATAAGTCTACCGAGCCAATTGGCGTAGGTGGTTACGAAATAGGGCCTGAAATAGAGTTGGTAAAAGTGGAGCATCTAGGTAGGGACTATTACGAATATGAAGATGAAGAACATGATCATGACGGTAAATTAATGCCGCTTGAGCTGAGAGAAGTTGATTTTCACGGAAGCAAGCTGGTCGGCATAAGGGCAAACAATGGAAAAGTCTATGTAGGTGTTGCGTGGGTATGCAGGGGAATTGGGCTAAGTAAATCACAAATTAGCTGGCAAAGAAGAAGTATTTTAAGCGATTCTGTACTTAAAAAAGGTGTAGTTAAGATTCCTATACCTACAATATATTGTGGAAGGGTAGAACCTCCCACAACATATTGTAGTAATGAATTATCTCCTATGCATAAAAATAAGGAGGAGAAAATTGTTTGCCTAGAACTTGATTTCGTCCCCTTGTGGCTTGCTAAAATCAACCCTAGAGACATGAGTCCCGAAGTAAAAGAACGCCTTGAGGAATATCAACTGAAAGCTAAAGACGTGCTTGTCGCAGCATTTCTCAAGAACATACCTTTGGAAGGATACCTGCGCATGTCTCAAGTGGACAGAGCAATAGCATATTTCCAGCAGCTAAAAAAGAACGAGAAACTCACCAGCCAACTGATGAAAATAAAGCCTAGATACGACCAGTTCCTAAACGCCCAAAACGCGCAACCTATGAATACGGTAGCAAAAGTATTAGACACCGGCAGCAAACGGCTTTTCAAGTTCCTGAGAGACAAGGGGATACTTATGAAGAACAATGTTCCCTACCAAAAGTATCTGGACCGTGGGTACTTTGAGGTAAAAGAAAAAAATATAAAAGTAGGTAATAAAACTATAACTATATCGCAAACTCTAGTGCTTCCAAAGGGAAAAATTTTTATTTACAAGCTACTGAAAAGGGAACGAAACAAGAATATCAATTTAAAAGAAAAGGGTGAGATATATGATCAAACGCACGTGCCCCAACTGCAATAAAGACTGGTACAGCGCAGATACCAGCGACTCAGTGTGGATCTGCGGCAGTTGCGGGGCTGAAATACCCAAGTCCTGCGAAAAGCCGGCAATGGAAAAAGCCGAAAAGCCAAAAATTAGGCCGGAAATTAGGCCGGGCATTAGGAGAATCTTGTAGTGAACACGGAACTAATGTTCAGTAGCAAAAACCAGGATTGGGAAACCCCTCAATGGCTTTTTGACAAATTAAATAAGGAATTTAACTTTGACTTAGACGTTTGTGCGCTGCCAGGCAACGCCAAGTGCACGAAATACTACACTCCCGAGGTTGACGGGTTAAAACAAGAGTGGAAGGGCACTTGTTGGATGAACCCGCCTTATGGAAGAGAAATCGGTAAATGGGTTGAAAAGGCATACTATGAGAGCTTAAAAGGAGCGATAGTAGTATGCTTAATTCCTGCTCGAACCGATACTGCGTACTGGCATAACTATTGTATGAAGGCGAGCGAAATCCGACTGATTAAAGGGCGTCTAAAGTTTGGTAATAGTAGAAACTCGGCCCCGTTTCCAAGTGCAATAATTGTTTTTAATCCAAAGCAAAAAGAGCTAAAGGTAGTTAGTTACTAGAAAAGGATAAACATACAAGCGACGATAGTTTACCAATCCGGGTGCGCTAAAGCGATAACAAACGGCCAGCAAAGGCCGCGCAAGCGGCCTTTGGAGTAAAAGTATCAAATGTGTAGTCTATAAGCATTGAACGCGAAAGGAGAGTTACTGTTTGGTTGATATAAAGTGTCGCTTTTGTGGTTCTGAATCATATAGAGAAAAACCTCATTACTTGCATGGTGCTGGATTGTACTGTACCGAATGCGGCAAATTTATAAAGTGGAAAGGCAAAGGTAACAAAAAGAAGAGACGAAACATTAAGTTTACGCACGAGCTGGAAAGAGAGAGAAGGAGGATAGCACGAGTGTTTGTGGATAGTATTGCTCGCATACTAGGACGAATAATAGATAAAAAAGGTACTTTAGTTTATCAGTCTAAAGCCGAAAGAAGAATGTATGTAAGGTTAATGAAGCTGTTAAGAAAATACGATTTATCCCTGTCCAAATTTGAAAAAATGGGCATATATTTCCCCATATACAGCGAACAGTTGAATGACATAATCTATCTTGCTTCTTCCGATAGAGAAGCAAAAATTCTAAGAGAGCACGGAAAAATACCTTATACTGCCCGTGAATTGTCTATACTGCTGCAAACCGAACCTACTAAGAAAGAGTTAATAAAGCTGCACGGACTCAAGAAAAAGTTTAAAGGGGAATTTGTGCTTGGCGAGAAAGAGGCTGAGGAACTGTTTGCCGGCAGGTCGGACCGGGAAGTGCCGGTTGAAGAGTTTAAAAAATATCCCGACCTGACTGACTTCCCTTATATAGCAGGTAATAGAACTAAAACAAACCCTGACGAAATAGGCAGCAGGATAAGGAAATTATCAATGATTAAAAAGCAAATAGCCAACTGCCGTCGGTGTCGTCTTTGCGACAAAAGGACAAAGCCGGTCCCGGGGGAAGGCAACCCAATGTCGTATATCATGTTCATAGGCGAGGCCCCGGGAGAACAGGAGGACGCTTCCGGAAGTCCGTTTGTTGGCCGCGCCGGTTTGGTGCTCGACGCAATGATTAACTACATGGGGCTAAAGCGCAAACAAGTGTTCATAACCAATATTATAAAGTGCCGGCCTCCGAACAACAGGAACCCGCTTGACGACGAGGTAAAGACTTGCAAAAGGTATTTAAAGCAGCAAATAGCGGTGTTAGATCCGGCTTTGATAGTTACTCTCGGGAAATCTGCCCTCCAGTGGTTTTTCCCGGGCGAGTCGGTAAAGAGTGCACGCGGCAAAATAAAAATGTTCGGGAAAAGGGCGATTTTCCCGACGTTTCACCCAGCGGCTACTTTATACAATAAGGAATTAGAAGAAAAACTAAGAGAGGATTTTAGAACTCTAATGTTGTGGTACCAAAGAGAAAGAGGGGTAGAAAATATCCGGTAAAAAACTTAATTATCTTTTTTGTGAGGTATACTTTATGCGGGAATGTTCGGCCACATCGTTAAGTAGTGAAAAAAACAAGGCTGGTAATAAATTCTCTACTACAATCCTTATCTTTCTTCGAGAGGCATTTATCTAGTTCAGCTCCTATTTTTCTTGGAGAAACAGCGCGGCGGCCATAGGGACACCAGCAATCTCCCGCTGCCATTTCCTCAGCAGCGGAAATAATCTCTTCTCTCTTATCATTCGTAATTGTTTCCCAATTCTCTTCTTCAACTGCAAGAAAAAGTTCTCTTAGGTTGTCGATTAACTTGTCTGTTTTATCTACACCAAGTTTACACAAGCTGATTTCGGCCATTGAGCATAACCCTCCTTACTTTTTTAGCAAAAACGATATAGCGGCTCCAGCGGCAAGTCCGGTGCCGACTCCAACCGCTACCCAGGCCCATTTAGGCAGCGTAATGCCGAAGAATGTCCATGTATCCTTATCTTCCTCCGGCGGCGTGGGCGGCGTAGGTGGAGTTGGAGGCGTTGGCGGCGAAGGCGGTTCTTCCTCACCGCATACTATATTAAGGGTACTGTAAGTCTCCGGGCCTACAATACCGTCTTTAAGTCCAAGGTTTTTGTCAGCTTGAAACAGTAACACAAAAGCCTCCGTCTTAGCGTCGTAAATATCGTTCTCGATAAGCCGGCTAAAGCAAGCCTGCGGTGACGGAACTTCTGCAAGGTTTATATTAAGTTTTCTTTGCACTTCTTCGACTATGCTGCCGGCTGATCCTCTCGACAGGATCGGCCCGTTGGGGTCCATACCCAGAGCCGCGTAAGTTTCCGGGCCAACTATTCCGTCTTTATACTGTAAACCTATTTTATCCTGGAATAGCAGCACAAAAGCCTCGGTGCGCGGACCGAACAAACCGTCTGCGCTGAGTATTGGCACGCACAGCTCCGAATCTGAAGCGAAGTAGGCGTTTAACTGTTCCTTGACTACCCTAACGGCGTTGTGTACGGTGCCTTTTTTCAGTATAGGGCACGTTTTTATATACTTTTCAGGCAGGGCCATTATGAACCCTCCTTTAAATTATCTCTTGCATAAATCAATTAATATTAGGTCAATAATTTCAATACCAGCAGGTGTTTCTTCTTCTTTTAGTTTGTTGGCGAAGCTTGAACCGAATGAATCAGCCACGTCGAAAAGAAACTTGTCTTTTTCCTTTTGTTCTTTTTTGTTTTTAATGCTGCCTAAATATGTTGAAAATTTTTTATCGGTAAGTGATCCATAGCATTTTAACGGCTTCTTTTCTTCGTCCTTACCGTCGAATATGGCGAGGTTTTCGCCATTGCATTTACATAGCGTCAGGTAGCCTTCAACATCTCGGCCAGATACAGGTTCTCGTAGACAGCTACAAGAAACTTTCTTTGGCATTGCGTCAATGTCCGCTACCTTCAGCAGTACATCCATAACCGAGGTAAATTCCATTTGCGGCATATTAATACCTCCCGCTATTGTTTAAGTAAATAAATTGTACCTAGTAAAGCGGCAGCAATTGCTATCCATAATAAAATTTTGTTTTTCTCAATGCCAGGTACACTCGTATTAATAATATTATTTGTGTGGTATGCAACCTTCTGCGCGTATTCTTCCGGAGGGCTTACCGTCCACAGGTGTGCTATATCAACGAGCCTGTCCGCCGATCCAACATTCTCCATTAGCCAGTAGTATCGCCAATGTCCGTGATTTTTGTCATATTTTCCGCAATCCGGGTTAGGGCACTCGGGGTACACATAGCCTGCAAGCCTCTCAAAGTGAGCATGCACGCCTTGCTCCCAGGAGTCAAACCTTTGTCCCGCTCCCGGAGTGCCTATAACGTCCAGTCCGGCGGGGTTATGCCACTCAGGTTGAGCAGTACCGGTAAACAATAAAAAATTAGTTTCGTGTACCATCTGCCCTGCCGCTATGTCGTGCCTTATGTTAAATTTCCTGCCGAATTTGACGTAGTATTCTCCAAGCCTCGGCGCATCCGGGTTTCTGGTCGCCACGTAGCTGTCTATTTGCTCGGCTTTTACTCCTGAAGTACCTATAAGGGACGTATATATATCAACCACGTTAAATCATCCTCAATACCTGTAATTGCCGGTGAGCACGTCTGTTATAAATCGACCGTATATTGCAGGATCTACATTCTTGTTGGCATAGAAATAATATCCTCCCTTTTTGATTACAAAGCTGGAGAAAATTTTCGGGTAGACATATTCATCTTCTGATACGTAATAGTTCGGAGTAAGTTCCGGAGGTATTACTCCTGGAAGGACTAGACTTCTTTCGTATATAAAACTAGGGTCAATGTCGTGAGTGTCGAAATGCGCGCCTTCCCCTATTATGAAGCCGGGCGCGAGTTCTTCAATGTCTAAGTATTCGCCGAATACTATAGCAAAGGACTTGGGGTTTCCGAATATGGGCAGCGTCCCGTATGGCACGTCGCCGTAATAAAAGGGCCAGTCGGTGTAGTCAATCCACACACCGCCGCGACTTATGAAGTTTGCTAGGTCTACTAAATCGTTTAAACCGATTGGGCCGGCGGCGGGGAGGACCTCACCGCCCATGTTAAGCACGTAGTTACCTTCCCGGAAATTCGGTAGTCCTCTTACCACAGGCTCAATTATAGCCAGTAATTCGTCACGTACAGTTGTTGAAACCGACCGGACGGGCGACACGTTTCTTGGGTATAAAGGAATTACTGCTCTACCCGGAATTAGCCGCTCTACGAGGATACTTCTTGAAGTAGATCTAGTATTTCCGTCATCATCCTCAACCGTAAGTGTTATGGCATAAGTGCCTTCTTCCTGGTACGAATGGGTTACCACTTGTCCCGATAATTGCGTGCCGTCCCCCATATCCCAGGTGTATCTCCTAATTGAGCCGTCCGGATCATAGGAACTTGACGCGTCAAAAGTCAATTCTTCCATTTCCTCTACCGGAGGCGTGGGACTAATAGAAAATTGGGGCACGGGCGGCTTGCCTCTACCCGGGATGCCTATGTCTCCTTTTAAATATTTATACAGCAGGTACGAAGCACCCACACCTGCGGATACAATGGCTACATTTCTCCAGTTTACGGCCATATTTAACCACTTCCTTGGTCTTTATTTCGCCGCCCTTAAAGTGAGTCAGAGTTATTATTCTGATTCTTAACCGCTTCCTTGTCAACGATTGCTTCGCCGATTATATAAGCAACAATAGGCAAGACAACAGCAAGCATTGACTCTACATCAAGCTCGATACCAGTATAGTAATTAATAAACATTACCAAAGCTGTTAATATAGCGGCCCAAAACTTGCGGGATTTCAGCGGATGTTTACGCTCTTCCATTAGATGGACCCCCCCTTTCCATATTTAGCAATTTTACTCAACTCTTATCTACTGGCCACTATCTCAATTTCGTTATCATTGGCTGCTGTCGTCTCTACTTTTATATATCTATACGCATTGTCATAGCCACGATGTTCTTCTCCTGCGCTAGTTAGACTTATTGTATCTGTTTTCCTGTATTCAATTCCGTCTTTAGAGCCTGATACGATAAAATCAGCAGCTCCGGAACTTTTTACCCAAACCTCTACTTTAATTCTGCCACCCCATTCTCCTGTATCTAGTATTACGGTAAGAGGTGCTCCGGTTGATGAGTCACTAGCACTTATTGGCTTGAAAAACTGCGCTATATTTTTGAGGCCAATACCCACTTTTATCACCTCGTTTATTCAACTGACCGTCCTTCTGGCGGCCAGGTACCGACTACTGTTTCTATTTCAAGTACCCAAGGTCCGACGTGTCCTTTAGAGGGTAAGTCCGACTGTCCACACCGGACGTAGCCAGTGCTCAGGATTTCAGATACATCTCTGACCCGTGATGTACCTGCACCTGGTAAATCTGATTTATCTGAGAAAGGTATGATACCAGTAGAAGGTAAATTTATACCAGTATTTACACTTCCTGTTGAGTACAGGTCTGAAATCTGATGCACTATTCCGGATGAGCGTAGCCACATGCTATTTAAGTGTCCGCGCGAAGGAAGTTCATTGGCTGCTCCACTAATATATCCACCAGACATTAGATCATCTTTACTATAGACACGTGGATTTCCGCTACTAGGTAAATCGTCGTAATAACCGTCAACCACACCTTTTGAGGCTAGTTCATTAGCAGCTCCACTCACATAACCCGAGGCTGTTAAGGCGTTCTCACTAGGTACACGCGGCTGACCCACAGAAGGTAGGTCATTGTGTTCTAATATATATCCTCTGCTAGACAAGTCGGCTTCTCCAGATATGCGTGGGGTACCTGTAGACGGAATATCCCGGCGTGAAACAGCACCTTGGCCGGAGAAGTCATCGGCGACACGGGTTCCTCGAATGATTCCTACGGATTCTAGGTCACTAATCTGTCGAACAGTTCCGATTGAAAAAATATCTTTCCTTGATACAGCTCCGAGCGAGTTTAAATCATTATCCGCCGCTATAGCACCTACTACTATTCCGGTAGAAGGTAGGTCCAACCAGGCATATCCAATTACTCTGCCTGTCGAAAAAAGCTCATTATTTTCCTTTGAAGCGTCAGGATCGTAGTAGGTCACAAGAAGTTGTGGACGCATTACCGCTTCGGGCCATTCTCTGGAAGTATAGACAGAATGTGCTTGAATCTGCTCATCAACGGCTAAAATCATTATACCGTTATTTGCCCTGGTCTGTTTATACCAACCGAGAAACAGGCCGGTAATATCGAGGTCAACGACTTCACTAACAAGGGCCTGGTTTTCGGCAACCGGGTAACGTCCGGGCTGGTTTGCCCAGGTGACGCCAAGTTCTTCCCACGAGCCAAGGAGGTTGTATGCTGCTATTTCTCCCACCTTTGTTATTCTGGCGAATAGTCTTAACTTAGCAGAAATAATGTCCAAATCAGTTCGCAAAGTCGAAATATCAAATTGTAGTAGTGCTCGACTCAATTTTGAATTGTATCTACCAATAACTAGGTCAACCACATCCCCGTAGTTGATAGTGGGTTTGGCATCTGTAATAAAGGCGTCAGCCACCGGTGTAATGACTACGGTTGTCTTTGGACGTTCAAGTATTTCGTATTGAACTATTAAGCTGCCATGAATAGCAATATGTCCAACTGAAGGTAGATTGCCATGTTGGTTTACTTTACCTGTAGAGTTTAGGTCAGAAGCTCCTATTGGCAATACTTGGTAAGTCAGTTCAAGACTACCGGTTAGGTTTATTGGTAATACTTGGTAAATCAGTTCAAGGCTACCGGTAACACTCATAGTTTAGGATACCTCTCTAAGATGAAGATGGTGTACCTGTGGCATAAAGGGTGAAGTTCTTAATACCTTCGTTTGGTTCTCCTGTGCTAGTTTTAATAGGTGCATTTACACGGACGTATACAGTACCAATTTTTTCGTTCGGAGCAAAAGTCCCATTTAACGGCAGGGGATCTTCGGCTACAAAAGGATCAGAAGTGGCAGAAATTTCTATTGTATCATCGGACGGTAGGTTCTGTCTGGTAACAGATACATTCGTTACAGCATTATTGATGCCGTTATAGAGGTCAACTCTAACAGGACTGATAGAAGTTCCGGCAAGGAGTTGACCAAGGTCTTTCTTACTTATCATAGCCCCTTGTGCGTTAGTAAAGATAAGTGCTTGTGTGGTATTGATAGCCAAAGCGTAAGACATTCCTGCAGCGATGTTTGTTATACCCCCTAAGTAATCTTCTCCGCCAGGCCCTTTTACCTGAACCAGCGTGGTCCTGCCAGTTGTTGTACCGTCGCCGAGCTGACCGTAGCCGTTGTATCCACAGGCCCATACCGTGCCATCAGATTTTAGAGCAAGAGAGAAAGTTTTATAAGTATCATCTGCGTGTGCAGTACCTGCAGCGATGGCGATAATATCAGTCAAGTAACCTTCTCCGCCAGGCCCTTTTACCTGAACTGGCGTGACCCTGCCAGTTGTTGTACCGTCGCCGAGCTGACCGTAGCCGTTGTATCCACAGGCCCACACTGTGCCATCAGATTTTAGAGCTAAAGAATGGCAACCACCCGCAGCAATAGCAATAATATCAGTCAAGTAACCTTCTCCACCTGGTCCTTTCATCTGCTTCGGTAAGGTCGTCCAGACTATTCCACTGCCGACACCAAGCTGACCGTAGTTGTGTCCCCAACCCCACACCGTACCGTCAGATTTTAGAGCAAGGGAATAGCGTTCACCCGCAGCGATGACGATAACATCAGTCAAGTAACCTTCTCCACCTGGCCCCTTTACCTGAACCGGTAAGTGCCTTTCCTCTGTTGTACTGTCGCCGAGCTGACCGTAATCGTTACCTCCCCAGGCCAACACCGTACCATCAGACTTCAGAGCAAGAGAGAAACTTTCCCATGGAGTTGAAGTGCTTGAGTCTGTCCCTGCGGCAATAGCAATAATATCAGTCAAGTAATCTTTTCCATCCGGCCTTTTTACCTGAACCGGTGTAGTTCTATTGATCGTTGTACCGTTACCGAGCTGACCACAGCCGTTATATCCCCAGGCCCACACCGTACCATCAGATTTTAGAGCTAAAGAATGATAACCACCAGCAGCAATTGCAATAATATCAGTCAAGTAACCTTCTCCACCTGGCCCCTTTACCTGAACCGGTGTGAACTTGCCAGTTGTTGTACCGTCGCCGAGCTGACCGTAATCGTTACCTCCCCAGGCCCACACCGTACCATCAGATTTCAGAGCTAAAGAATGGTTACCACCCGCAGCGATGGCGACAACGTCAGTCAAGTAACCTTCTCCGTCTGGCCCTTTTACCGGAACCGGCGTAGTTTTATTACCCGTTGTATCGTCGCCAAGCTGACCATAATCATTACGACCCCACGCTAAAAATCTAATAAGTGTAGACATCTCTAATCACCTACATGAATAACAATCCTATTTGCTGTTCCGGGACGTAAAATTGTGTTAATTGGCGGATACTCCATATCGCCAAATCTGATCCGTAATATTCCAGTAAATCCATTGGAGCACATAAACCATAAATATACTTTTATTTCCTCTCCAATCTTGGACGGCACGCGAACCACACATTTACTTCGCCAGTCACCTAATTCTTTATCTCTAGAAGCAGTTGTCCATCCAACGCAATAAGCGTCAATGCCGCTATCTTCCTTTAGTTTACCGTTTCCCGAACTTATACTACAGTGAGCCTCTTTGTACTGGACAACGCGGTAAAATACGTCTTGACGACCAGTAATGGGGAAAAGATTGTTATTGAAGTCCTGTAAGGCAAGCTCAAGAGGTTTGCCGTTGATGCCTATTACTCCATTATCAACTCTAAAACCAACTCGCGTTCCTGACCCTTCTAGCCCAAAGGAAACTATTTGTGAAAGATCTAAAGCGCGGAACGGGGTTTCTGTCCACTTACCCCATACCCACGAGCCGGTAAAGTCTAGTTCTTTAACTATCCGCCCGTCTGCATACTGAGCCAGCCATCGCAGTTCCCTGTTCATACATAACTGCCACCCTTTATACATATTGGTAACTAACTCTGGTTAACCAATTGCGCTCTCCCGCCGTAGCGGTGCTCGGTGGTGCCCACCGGAGGGTCAAGAGACAGTAATTCGCGTCTGCGTTGGCTAGGGTTCCATCATTGGCGGCACCGGAAATAACTTGGGCAGTAATTCCATTTCCTATTGGGTGTGTAGTCGTTCCACCGATGGCAGTAAATCCTGTTTCATCTAGTTCGTCAACCTTGACTTCCACCCATTTTTCTGCTACTACGTCACCAGTGTTTCCCCCACCGGTATCTTTGGTCGTAATAACGCAGGATTCCATATCCGAGACAGCAGTTCCGCCTCCGCGATTGTTCCAGATTAGAAACTGCGTCTCTGCGCTTACGGAACCGGCGTCAACTACACCAACGTCCCAGCTTGTCTGCTGGGTATCATTTGTCGAGTTGTACCAACTAACAATAGGTGCTGTCATTATTAATCACTCCTTTAGATTAGTGTAAAACCGGACTCGGATTCAACAAATTTGAGAACACCGTGGACCTTGATAGCCTCGTTAGGCTTCTTTGGCGTCGGCGTTATCGGCGTTCTATCAATCATCGTTCCTTCACTATTAAACAAGGCTATTTCGCCAACAAGAATTAGCTCGGTAGAAGGATCGTTTTCTCCCCAAGAGGCTTCAAAGGTGGCTCTCAGTCGGTCCTCCGCCGGGTCATAGGTAAAGGTTGCGGGTTTTAAGCTGGTAAAGGCCCCCTGTAGTCCCGTCTGATTAGGGTTAAAAGGAGCTGTCGAACCTTCTCCCCAACCAATACCTAGAGTATCGGCAACCGGTGGTCGGTTTACAGGGTCACCGGCAGACCTGAGCAAAAACTCACAACCGTCATAAGTGATTGAACGGTCGCTAACAACCGAACGGACTACTTTACCTGTAGACGGATCTATTATTTCAAGCCGGAAGCTGTAAATTAACTTCACAGTATTCACTCCTGGAACGGCGTAAATATATCTACTCTATTCAAATACTGTCCATCTCTATACCCACCGATTACGAACAGTTTCTCTCCTACAGCAGCGGCATCGAACTGATCGCGGCCCAAGGGAAGCGGTGCTTTTTGCGTCCATTTTTTGGAGCTGGTGTCGTACTCCTGATGTAGTGTATCATATCCCTGCCCCCCGAGCACGTGGATATATCCACCTAAGGCTACAGCTCGCAAACCTTTTTTTCCATTCGGAACAGGCGTTTCTTCTTCCCATATACGGCTAGTTGGGTCATACGATTCATTAAGGTCGGTCGCTGTCAGTCCTTGACCGCCTAGAGCATAGAGTTTTTTATTTACTTCTATAACGTCTCCCAAATATCTTCCGTTTGGCATATCGGTTTCTGTGATCCAACTTGGTGAATCTGGATAATAACTGTAGACTTTATTTATTATATTGGTGCCGTCATAACCACCTAACACGAAAAGACGGTTCAAGACAGAAGCGGCCATTAAATAAAACCTGCTGGAACCGGGCAAATCTGGAGCCGAACTCCATAAATCAGTGCTCGGATCATAAACTTCGTGCGTAGTAAGAGCACCGCTTTGACCATACCCGCCAACTACATGGATTTTTCCCTCAACTACCGCCGCCGCCATTGAATCCCTGGCAGTTGGCATCGGTGAAAGACTTATCCATGTGTTCCCGGATGGATCGTAAGCCTCGTTTGCATTAAGCCAGTTAACGCCGTCGAAACCCCCAATACAGTATATAAGCCCATTTAGGGAAACTGCTACGTGCCCAGAACGGGGGGTAGGCATTGGTTCACCCTGGAACCACCGTCCGTATAAGCTGATACCAGCAGTACGAAGAAAAGGCACTTAATATACCTCCACTTACACTACTTTTTCTAATCAACGACCTTGGACGCCAAAGAACATACTATTCTTCCTTTTCTACTATACATCTTCCGAAGGTTCCCTCTCGTGGCTCTTTGACAGTCATCAGCCAACACTGAGAAATACCAGCCCACGATCCCTGCTTTGTTCTGTATTCCCTTTTTTTGTTATCCCTATCGACTAGGAGAAGCACCTGGTGAGTTTTGCATTTATATTTCTCCATTATAGCTTCAAGCCTCCCATCTTGGCTGAGATGGCGTTCAACTTTTTCATACCGTAGTCCAGTATCGGCTTGTACCAGTCCTCGTATATAGTACTCTGAAGCAATGCCGGCTGAACTTTGCAAGTAATCAGTGTGTCTACATCAGAATTGTTGGTAAATATAAGCTTCACATTATTTCTCTTAATGTAATACTGCCCGAAGTCTATTGTCGTTTCATCGGTCAAGGGAATACTGCTTGCAGTAACCCTCTGCTTGTCGTTGTCAACATATACATCAATAGTTACGTCCTGGCTATAGTTATCGGAAACTATTACCAGGGGTCTTTTTCTCGTATCCACAAAGTTTTGCGGTACGTTGAGCGTAATAGTGACCGATTGTCCTACAGGTACAAGGGTTACAACCTGGTAATATGGGAATAGAGTATCACCAGTTCTTGCAGCGGACTGTATGGCATCATTTAGATCATCGGGACTGATAAAGGTTGGCAAAACTTCTTTTTCATATACTTCACCAACCTCACCTATACTAGAAAGTGCTTCTATAATGCTGTCTAATTGTAACCTTATTTGATGCAACAAAGTGCTTGTATCTTGAGATATTTCATAGAGTATATTAACAATTCTATTTAATGCCTCCAGCTCATCTTCAATTGGTGGTAGAGGTGTTGGTTCTTCTTCCGGCGGCGCGGCACTAGCTCGTTGCGCTGCCCACAACAACCCGCCGGCGGCCAAACCAGCACCTACAAGCGGAATAGCTTTACTTTTCTTTTTCTCGTCTTTAGCCATGATTTATAATACACCCCCCATGACTTTTTTCCACAAGTCGCCGGGGGCCTCGCTTTCGCCGATCAATCCAAAACGGACCCTTATTATGTTCGTCAACTTACAAACCAGCACGGTGAATTTAACGTCAAAATTTGACACGTCCTCCGAAGCTACAGCTTTTACCACAATTTCGTTCAGTGCCGGCACAAAAGCTTTGACTTCTCTTGTCCTGGTCAAAGGATACGTCTTTAAGTCTATATAATCCACATCATTGTCCCTGTTTACTTTTACTTCTATATTGTTTGCCGGAGTCCCAGCCATAGCTGATATTCCGGTAAGCACGAGGAAAGTGTCTCTATCAGGCGGGACAACATTGGCTAAAACGGAAGTTTCGCCGGCAATCAGATCGGTCCTGTAAGTATACGTTGCTTCGTGAATTACCTGATATTCGCGTGCAACCTGATAGGATAGCGGAAGGGGAAGTATACCTTTTTGTACTGACTCTTCAATATTCAAGTCGCGCGCTATAATTTGCTCCCTGTCGCTCAGCTTAATGCCGTGCTTTATTTTGTGCGCTACAGTCGGTGACTGGACCCACAGGCCGTAGTAAAGCTGTACGTTCGATTTTTGGCTGCCGCTGCTATTGTAGATATTGAAGTATAGATTGTTCTTAGCAGAATAAAAACCGTCAGTCGTGTCAATGTCTCTAGCTGCTGCCGTAGTATAAAGCTGGAAACTATCTGCTCTTACTCGGGTTTCCAGTTCTGCATCTTGTACTGTACCTATGTTGGTAAGATGTACAATAGCAGGACTAACTCTTCTTAAATCAAGAAAAGGCGGGCTTGCTTCTGCGCCCGCCGCAATATCATTAAACTGCGCATCAGGTATAAGCTCGGGAAACAACCGAGCTTTCCTGACGGTAGCGATAGTTATCGGCATAGGGCAAGCCTCCCTGGATTATTTTATTTACCTGGATTATTTTATTTATTTGTATGAAAATAATTAAGTTTACTAATTATACTACTTTCTTATGCTACTTTCGGCCTGGCACCAACAGGTGCATAGGTAAGTCTTACTATATCGCCGTCTGCGACATTAGCATCAAGCGTTATTGTATTCTCATCAACTTTGGTTGCAGTAGCACTGGTGGCACTAACACCTGCATCTGTACTGCTCTGTACGCCGAAGTCACTACCACCGCCAGCAGCGGCAATATCTATGTCAGCACCGCCGTCGGGCGGATCATTGCCTGCACCGTCAGCTACCCCAACAAAAGTTGTCTGATCTCCCGCAGTTTCAGAATTTAATACATTAAATGAAGTGTGGCTATGTTCAACACCCAATATTTCGGCAGATATTATCGCGTCAATTTCTGGAGCATAGTCTGGCAGGTCTATATTTTCACCAGCGGTGACAGCACCTGGCACCCAAAGAATAGTATGTTTCATACCGCAATCCTCCTTTTCTTTAGCTTACCGTTTACATTAATCTGCCATTTCGATAATCGTACCGTTAATGGCTACGATAATATCTCCGGCAGCTACCTGACTTCCATTGTCAACACAGGCGATATATCCGATCTCGTTCCAAATAAGATAAGGCTTATCCAGCTTAGGAATTGGGTAATATAGGTTCGGGTAAAAGTTTTCTGACAGGATTGGATGAACATTACCAAAATGTATAGGGTTGAGGTACTGCGTAGTCGGGAACCTGCCGTCTGGATGTTCTTCACCATTAATGCTGATAAATGTTTCGGCCAGATTAGCAGGTGCCCTAACACCTAGTCCTTTAAGCACCAGGGCGTTTTTGTATCTGTCGTAATCGAACCTCAAGTTTTCATCTTCGCTATTTACGTTGCCTATGTCGTACCTGAATTCATAAGGAATATTTACGGTAGTGGCATTAGCATTAAAGGCATACCTAATCAGCGGATTGATTTTGGGCATTGCCTGGTCGAGTCCACCAGGTAATTGAGTCCACCCTTCTTTAGTGAGAGATACTGGGGTCTTGTATATGCTTAAAGTACGTCCACGCCTCTTATCTTCAATATTTATTGCGCCGCCAAGCATTGGCGCAACTGCGGACGCAAGCTGGTCAACCTTATACCTGTAACCCCACAACCTGACTCTAAAGCTTTCTGTTATTCCTCCAGTACCGGCGGTAACTTCGATTTTTAGGTCATTTTTGTATTTTGGACAAGTGCCTTCATACAACGGCGCAGCCATTTTTGCGGCATTTACCATAGGCACTCCAAGTGCTACTAGATTTCCGAAAATGTTGGTTTTTGGAGGGGCCATTAAGTAAGTTTGTGTTCCGTTAATGTTGATATAAGGGTGTTTCTTTCCGTCGAGTATAAGATTGATAGACTCCAAAAGTTCAGCAGTACCATCAGCCTTGACAGGAGGCACTACCTCAAGATAGACAACCTCCGCAACTTCATCAGCTTCAAGTTCGGTCTTTCCGGTCTGCGCGGTTGGACGCCATACGTTACCGGCAGCCAAACTTCCAGTGTGGAGAAAATCGCCAAGAACTTGCAATTCAAACAATTTTAAAACCTCCTTTTATCCGGTTCTTTGTGGTCATCCGGTCCAGGAGTTCCGGATCTAGTTTCAGATTTCAACTACACTTACACCTTGACTTTTAGGCTGAATCTGCGGCACCGGCCTTCTAGTTGGTATTGGTGTCCTGTAAGACGTTGGAGTAAGTCCTACTCCGAGCATTTCCGGCACTTTGGCGGCCATGTACGCTGCGGCACCATTCATAGCACCACGGGCGACATCAGCGCATGTGCCAGTCATTTGGTTAGCTGCCATAAAACCAAACAGTCCGGCAGCTCCGGCGATCGCGCAATCAGTAAATTGTCCGCCAAACCTTCGCTTTGCCCATGCACTAATAAAGCCAGTTCCAGCAGCACCAGCAACGCTATAGATCTCGTTAGCCATTGCGAGGCTCACCTCCTTATGAATAGTATACACATATAATTGAATATAGTCAATTGATGGGTAAAATAATAACGCTTTAGCAGCAATTAATCAAAATTTATATTGTTTTCATGGCAGCTTTATAGGCTATAGACTCTTGTGGTTCAAGCGCAGATGTTTTTAAAATATATGCTCCTATAGCACCACCTGTTAGTGCAACTGTTAACGCAAGCAGCAGAGAAGAGAGCGGTATATCTTTTCGCGCGACTGATTCTGAGATAAGCAGAGCACCGGCAGCTACACTTACACCGGCAAAATTATTATATGCTGTAAGTGCTGTAGTAGACGGAAGGACAGAAGGTACAACAGGTATAGCAGTAATACCGTTAGCCATATATTATCCCTCCAATACTTTTGTAGAAGGTATTAAGTGAAGCAAACTTATAAGCCTCGCGTTCCTTATCGAAAGAGATTTTTTCTATGCTGTCAACTTCAATAACATTAATATCGTTAAACCTTAAAATTGGCACATAAGGCAAGTTTTCAGTAACAATAAGCTTATCTTCGACTAGCTGGTCCGAGGTTGTTTCTAATACGATATTTCCTTTTTGCGGGTGGTTCACTGTTACCCAGGCATGTCCTATACCATCAAAATAGCCTATTGTTACAAATACTTCATTGTGAGAAAGCCTGTTTCTGAGTATTGAAGCAAGAAGTATAGAAGTATCCTCGCAATCCCCAACTCTATCTCTTAATGTCTCGGATGGGTAGGACCAAAAATCGAATGTTTCGTACCTCAGTAGCGACGAATTGCCGTATCTGGCACCGCCGGAAAAGAGGGACATTATTAACGACGCTAGTCCTTGTCCAATAAAAGTATCTCTAACAATAAGGCCAATATTTTTTATACTGGCCCCACTGACAAATTCCCTTACCATTCCGGCCAATCCAGTACCTATTATTGTGCTTGTTATAAGCGGAGAAATTTTACTTCCGGAGTTAAATGCCTCTTTATAGTGTCTGTCAGCAATTTCCGGCTGCCCCGGCGGGTATATTATATTCTCAGTAACCCATTTCCATGAGCTTTTTATAAATTCGTTTCTATTAGCCGGCATTTGCGAAGCTATTTCCATTACACCTATATTGTTTGGTCTTATAAATTCGCGTATATCTATCTTTTCGTCTCCGAAGCGTTTTTTAACCACATAAGAAATCATCTTGTTCAGCCACCCGTTTTTCTAAGGATAGCATATATTCCGGCAATTAATAGTCCTAGCACTATAAAACTAGCAGCTTCCGGATATTTTGCCATGAATGTCTCCGTAACTTTATATAACTTCCAAAAAAGAAGAAATGCTAAGACGGCAATTCCAAGCCCTATAACAATATAGAATACTCTAAGCGTCCATGGATTACCATGTTTCCATCTAACGCACCAAGTGGCAGTGCTTTTATCAGTATAGACAAGTCTATCATTTCCGGGCCATTTTTTAACGCCGGTTGCTTCAAGAATACTATTAAGGCTATTAGCTTGATTTTCAAACCCTGGAAAAACCGTGCTAAATTCAAGCCTAAGTTCTACAAGATCCGAAGCCTCCAAAGTCTCGTCAATTTGTCTAAAAGAATTATAAGAATTTAAAAGGGATTCAGACCTGTTTCCTTCAAGAAGCAACTCGTATTTATACGGCATAGGAATACTCCTTTAAGCTACTACGCTATATACCACGTCAATAATCTCTGCCCTTCCCGGTTCAAGAGTATAGAATTGGTGCTGTATAACCTCTAAGTCGTCTTTTGTAAGCCTTTGGCCTGTTTCCGGTACCATAACTACCCATTTGACATTAAATAACTTTCCAGCCGGATACATGGTTCGATCCCCGTTGGCCCATAATTCAGAATATAGCTCTAGGGTTACTTGCTTTCCTGGATTCACCGTAATTTCGTTCCATTCAAGTCCGGAAGGTGCAGGATTAGCACCGCTATATCCTGTAGTAGGATAGAAGAAACTTACAGGTAATCCGCTGATAGGGTCGAAAATTGAACCTCTTACTCTAAAAGTACCAGCCATATCACCAATATTAGCAACAGTAACTGTAGCTTTTACAAACTGTCCGGCATTAACAACAACAGCCATCTTTATACCTCCTTAAATTAACTCATAACTGAATAGTTTACACTTACTATACTAGCTTGAGGCACTTCTTTCGGTGGCGCGGCAAACGCTCTTGAAGCAAGAAGTAATGCACCGCCTCCGCCGATAATTACTATCAACGGCAGAAATAGACCACGACGCTCTTCTCTTTTTTCTTCATTTGTTCTTTTTTTAGGCATAAGTTCCACTCCTAATTACTTATTTTAGCAGTTATTACATATAAAATATCCAACGCCATAGAACTGTAACCCATTATTTAATGCGTTAAAGGTCTCACATCCGGCTATTCCATCTACTCTAATACCGGCAAGTTTCTGAAACTCACGCACTGCTGCTTCAGTTTCCGGACCATATATTCCATCTACGTCTAAGCCCGCGCCTATATATATGTTTAACGCGTTCTGTAACGCTTTTGTAACTGACATGCCTGTATACGGATGTCCTGCGCTTAACTCCGGACAATAATCAAAAATATATTCAATTCTTCTTGTCGGTAGTGCTTCAAATGTTTTATACGGGCCGACGCTTGAACATCCATACTGGTTACACGCTGAAACTGCTACTGTATATGGAGAACCTGGAGCTATATCTGAAATGACGCATCTCGTAGAATATACCGTAGCAATTATACCTTCACCTTTATGGTGTATCTTATAGTACTCAGCACTAGGCACAGAATCCCAACCGATTGTTATTTCTAATAGGTTTGCGTCAATTAAGTAAGGTGCTCCAGGTGTGGGAGGCACTTCTCCAGGAGGCGGCGGCGGGGGGGTAATAGGACCTGTAGGCGCAACTATAGACCTTAAAGTTTTATATTCTTCGCTTGCACCGTTCACGGAAAGAGTAAATACAACATCCAGGTAGTTGCATCCTAGTTCTTCCTTAGAGGCAATTGGACCGGAATACATTGCGAATCTCATCGACTCGCCGGGTTGAAGCTTGCTTCCCGTTTCTCTGGCGTGCGAATAGTTGTCAACTCTACGATCTCTATCCCACCAAAAACGTCCCTGCACGACAGTAGTGCCGCTGCATGCTATAATACCGCTGACGCTAAAGTCTACGGGTTCGCCGCCGGTATTTTCGACTTCTATAATTGCTCGCACCACGTTGTTGTAACCTGGACTTACCCGGTTTGCGCTTATAACCTTTAAACTCACATTATCCAGCATAGGTTATAACCTCCAAGAAAATGAATTACATACCTGCATATTTGAATTTATTCAACTTTACTATAATAATACACTATTTAATGCGAATTGTATAGGGTTCAGCTAATTATTTTGATTGCCGTATATCTTGCGCAAGTAACTGTCAAACTTCTGTAAAAACATGACAACTTGTTTTTTGCACCACGGTTTATGTTTTTTCAAGACCGCGCCGTGTTCAGGCAAATTTTCCTTTATTCTTCTTAAAAGCAAGTCTAAATCATCAGGGGATATAAGTTTTCTAAAATTAGCGGCCTGGATTGCATAGTCTCTTATGACGTGTTCTGCATATCTTTGAAAAATCATGTTTTCTATAAATTCTACGATATTTTTGTCTTTAATTGCCGCCTCGTCTATCTCCTGTGGAGTTAAGTTTCTTAAAGCAGAAGAAAGGTTTTCCGCCACATAGCGAATCACCTTTCTTTTCATTAAGCTGTACTTCAGCGCGTTTTGAAAATCTTGCGAATACATTTTTGCTTTAATCTTATCTAAGACATTTTTCATTGTAGATCATCTTCCGTTTGCTTAGATTGACTTATATTTCGTTGATTATTGCCGTCTACACCACTATGCGCTACTTCTTGCTGCACGCCGCAATAGGGGCATATAGGTTTGTCTGTGTACCTACTTAAAGTAAAAATGTTGTTACAATTTCCGCACTGATAAGATACTCCTTGACTGTTACCATATTGGCTACCACTTTGGGTATTACTACTTATGTTATTACTGCTTCCCGTACTTCTAAATGCTTCTACAAAAGCACCGAGAAGGTCGGAAAGCTCGCCTCCAAAACTATTTGCCGCGCTCTTGATAGTGTCAAGTCTTTCTTTTTCAAGCCTAATCTGTTCTCTCGCCTTTTCGCGTTCCCTTTCGTCCTCCAGCAGCATTTTCAATATCTCGGCTTTAATTTGGCCGGACATCGCCTGCTCTTTTATCAAGTTTTCACGGTTGTTACTAATTCCAAGCCTTTCTTTAATTTTTTCGCTGAACGAAATTCTGTCGAGCAGTTCTTCTTCTACGCTCTTTTTACTGTTTGTGTTGCCGCCTAAAGCATTTTGCAGTTGATTTCTAAGCATTTGCGCTCCTATTTCTTGCAGCGTTTGTGTAAACGGGTCCGCGCTTTTTTCCGAAGATTTTTCCCCGAGTTTCTCGACAAGTTCCCGTATTTGCGCCTGCTGTTCCTTTAAATACCCGGTGAGTTCCGTGCGGAGCAGCTCGGCCTGCGTTTTCTGAACCTCTTGTCTGGCCTCTTTAACTTCTTCTTCACTCTTAACCCTGGCGTTGCGTTCGTACTCAGCCAATCCTTTATACACCTCGCTCACCTCTTTTAATCCTGAAGTTATAGAGTGCAGGTCAAGACCGGCATCTTTCAATAGCGATATTGGGTTACTGTTCTGTTCGCTGCCGGCAGCTTTCAGTATGGTGTCCATCTCCACTTTTTCCTTAATGGCTCTTTTTAAGTCATCCATGCTTACTTTTTCTTCATCAAAAACATTGCTTTTTGCTTTTGATACGAGTTGGCTTATAGGTTTTCTCACTGTTGCTCCCCTCCTTCACTAATGAATTGCTGTACTTCCGGCCTGTTCCTAAACAGCACGTCAAACCCTAACTCCGGATGCTCCTGGTAAAAAGCAAGTATGCAATCTGTTATCCACTCCTCGAAGGTTGTCTCCCCGTAAGATTCAGGAAACTTGGCCCTGGCTAGCTCGTACAGAACCCACAATTCCGGATCAAGGTCCACTTTTAAAAACTTGCTTTCTCCGCGTATTGGAGATGTCTTTCTGCCGCTGCTTTTTGGCGTCTTGTCTAACGCTTTCGGTTTTACATACCCTTCTTTTATGGCCTTTTTTATGTTCTGGCCCTGTACAAGCACTTCCCCGGTTTCCTCGTCTATTAGTCCTACTGCCTTGTGTTCGGCATCCGGTTCATCTTGTTTGGCGTCCCAAATGTGCTTCATTAACTGCCCGTAACCTTCGCGGTTTCCAGTCTCTTTAAATACTTCGCCGCATGAACACTGCCAAATCAATTGACGACCCCTCCTTAATGTTGTTTTTCTATTTCCCGAGAAGCTGTATCCGGGAAGATATTTTTACAATAATATTGTTTTTGCTTTTCCCGAGAAGGCTATATTCGGGAAAATATTTTTACAGTATTTTCCTCTCCGGAAATCCCGAGAGTATATTTGTCATATTTGTTTGTATTATATTCAATTATAACAGACTTTCCCGAGAGAAGTAACCCTTTCCCGAGAAAATAATTTTAATTTTCCCGAGGTGATAATATTCAAGTACAATTGACATTAATGCGTCTAAAGATGTAATATCTATTTAGGGGTGATAAAATTGGCCGGCTTGGACAGCTTAATTAATTTTGGAGTAAAAAAGCTTGTAGACTATGGAATTAATAAGGCTTTGTCATCAGCAGCCACGCCAAAAATAGACAAAACAAGCAGGTTAGACAGGCTAGATCAAATGATAAAACGGCTGGATGACATAGCGAAACAGGAGAGCAGTAACCCAAATAGCAGTTCAGTCTCTTTAAATGGAGAAATAAACAGCCACAGTGATGATGTTGCCGTAAGCTGCGTAGCGTGTGCAAGAGCGCATTTCTCAACAGTATCGGGGTCTCTAAAAGAGGCGTTAAGGTTTGCAAGAAATGAACCGGAAGGTGTGGCTCATCCGGAAGTGCAGGTTAGATTAAGCACAGCGGAAGAAGAGATAGATGTCTTAGAGAGGTTTGACTGGACTCCTGAAAAAGTGATCAACTCGCCGGAGCGTGAAAGAGAAATTATACAAGAATTTCAGCCAAAGGTGCGGGAATTAAGGCAAAAGATCCATACTATTGCTACCCCGGACGACCTAGAAGAAGCTGCCGCAATTGCCGGAAAACTTGCTGCCGATTTTAGAATGGCAGTATTAAGGCTTCATGGCGTAAACACCAATGCCGTACAGGAACTGGCAAAGAAAGTAAGCAACGGTGAAATCAGCATTGATGACGCGAAGAAAGAAGTTAGAGAAATGGTTGGTAAGTAAAGGAGGTAGCCCTAATTGCCGACCTATAAAGAAATTGAGAAGCAATTGCTAGAAGAAACTATAAAATGTGTTGAATGTCATGAAGATGACGGGTTATTCCACCGAACAACAGTTAAAAATCTGGAAAAGATTAAAGAATCCGGCAAGTTAACACCTTCGGAAATCGGCGCAATAAGTTTATCTTCCTCGGACGAACATACTTACGGCGGCAACATAAGAATAGTTTTTGATGAAGATAAAATAAATCAGCCTTTAGAAAAAATGTGCTATATAAGTGACGAGAATAGCGAGCAAAAATACGATAGAATATCGGACCGTGAAGTTAGAGAAAGAAGTTATATGGAAAAGTTTCCAATATATGCCTATAATAAGTTTGCCGCAGACATGGGTATTACTCATGGCATCTACAAAAGCGAATGTGAAGTGATGGCAAGAAAACCAATATCGCTAGACAAAATTAAAAAAATTGAATACTGGCTTGCACCAAAGACTATGGACTTTAACCCTTCTTGCAATAACTACCACCCGCACTCGATAGACATTCAAGATATTACGTGGGGTAAGACACAGGGAGAGATAATGAAAGCCAAAAAAATAGCAGAAGAGCTTGGAGTACCGTTTGAAGTTAAGTCGTGCTTTAATGCCGCAGTTGACTATATGTTCGGTATACGTAAATACTACCCTCTTGATAAAGAAAATCTCGAAAGAATAAAAAACGGCAAAGAACCAGTTGGACAAAAAGAACCAATTAAGTTAAAGTGCCGCTGCTAATTGATTAAATTTCAGAATAAGTATTGAAAGAGGGCAAATATAATGATTACTTGTATATCAAAGAATCTTAAAGATATACTTATTGAAGAACTAATAAGCAGAGATGTTGACGACAATGTTATAAATAACTTAAATTCCATACCCGAGTGTAAAGACGGATCTCAAATTGGTTTTTTAAATAGCGAAAAAGCTAAAAAACCTAAAAGCAGATACCAAAGTTTTATGAGTGAGTGTATGAGATCAAAAAATATTAAAAAATTCGGTGATGCTTCTAAGGCAATGAAAGAGTGTGCTACAGAATGGAATAGACTAAAAGAAGGATAATAGTCTTGCTTAGTTGAATATATTCATATAGAGTGTTATAATTATCATAGGCAAATAAAGCAAAATGTTACAATTGAACCGAAAGGGGGTTGTGTCAATGGCTCTTGCTGGCAAGCTTACCATGAAAGACTTTGTTCTGAAGCGTCGGCCCAAACAGTATAAGGCGCGTGACGCTGCTTATGCAGTAGGTGGCAATTCTGGGTTCTATATTGCTTCGTATCCAAGCCCGTATCCCCTGACACCGCAGCAAAAGAAAATTCAATCGGCAGCCAGAGAGTGTGGTATAAGGCCCGGCATCTCGAAAGCAGAGTTACAGAAAGCAATGAAAGAGTGTATTCCTACCAAGTTCTAAAAATATTTTTGCCCTGTCACTATATATGGGGGAGTCTTTTACTAGACTTCCCCATCTTGGTGTATCAGGAGGTTAGTTTTTTCAATGAAATTCAGATTTATTGTAAAAAGGAGGCCGAAAGAGTACAGGGCCACTAAACAGCAGATACATTTCAAAAAAGCACTGGAATACTGTGGTATTAGAAAGGGCATGTCTAAAGAAGAACTTCAAAAATCAATGAAAGAGTGCATCCCTGAATACTGGAAAAAAGTAAGAAGGGGTGAGATAGATTAGCAGGAGAACTATCAAAATTTTGTTGTCTGAACATTGCGGTCCATGTAAGAGAATAAAAGAAGCACTTAAAGAAATAAAAAACGAAGGTATAGACGGCTACGATATAGAGGTACTCAATGCTGAGAACGACAAAGAGGCAGAAAAAATGGTTGAGTTAATAAATAAATATAATATTGAGTTTGTTCCTGCCGCTATAATAGAGGACCAGGTTTGCAATATTGGCGTAAATAAGAAAAAAGAACTATTTTTTAATTGTAATAGGGAATAGTTTCCGGCACCTTTTGAAATAAAGGTGTTTTTATTTAGAGGCATTTTTTCTGAACTTTTGCAAGCAATGGTGCCTTCTTGCTTATAATCTCCACGTTGTCAAAGTATTTTTTGAGCAGCTCTTTTAACTCACTACTGTTGAATAATTTCTGAAATGTTCCCTTGACGGTGATAACACCATCCTCATGCGGCTCACCAGCAATCTTTTCAGAGTCATCCCTGACTGAAAAATAAGCATGTCCGCACGGTTTTAAAACCCTCTCTATATCCTTTATTATTAACTCTCTTGTTTCTTTTGGAACTGTGTTAAGTACATAGTTATTCAAAACAACATCATAAGTATTATCAGTTAAAATTTCAGGTGTATTTCTCCAGTAAGGGTCGTATCCTTGTATATGTTCTCTTAACCATTCGACATCTTTGCCCTTACCCTGTCCGTAGTCCAATATTTTTTTCTGTATCTCACCGGCAATCATTTTAGTCGGCCTGCTGGGTTGTTTTCTTGATATAGCGGTTTTATAAGACTTGACGACATCCGGGACACCCTTAACTTCTTTCGGTGTACATACACATTCGCAGGTAATTCCAAGCCTGCTTTCAATTTCGGATAAAAGTCCCTCTGCTATACTCTTATTATCTATATTGCCTTTAACTGCCGCCATTTTATCACCTCGACTTACCTGGGGAATAAACGTCCAAGCAGAAAATAACCGATTATTCCTGCACCGGCCAGGATTAAAAATATATACCAGTCCTCCGGAATGAGAGGTATCTTAATTCCCGAATACTCTCTTATTCCGTCAGCTATTGCTTCGGCAGCTCGGGCGCGAAAGTCGGGATTATTTAATTTACTTTCATCTTCCTGGTTGCTTAGAAATCCGACCTCAATAAGACACGCTGTAGCGTTTGTGTTGCGGAGAACTGCCAGACCGATAGAATAAAGTGAACTGTCCGGTTTTACTCCACGGTCAAACATTTCAAGTTTTGTAACTACGTTGTAATGTACCGCTTGCGCAAATGGTATGTTGCTCGTTTTCTGAAAGTGATAGTAAGTTTCGGTACCTTTTGCGTATGGACTTGATGAAGCGTTGCAGTGTATGGACACGAACAAGTCCGCGCCGGCATTGTTAGATATTCTCGACCTCTCTTCTAGGCTGACGTACTTGTCGCTATCCCTGGTCATTATTACGTCAATGCCCGGCACCCGGTTTAAAATATCGCGCAGTTTCAAGCCTATGTCTAAATTTATTACTTTTTCATCAATAGCACCGGCGGTAGTGCCCGGATCACTGCCGCCATGCCCAGGATCTATACATACCAGCATATTTACCCTCCTTTCAGTTAAAAGCAAATACCGCTAAAGCACTTACTATTCCCACCAGGACCGTTATGATTATGCTTGTGGCCCACGTCGGCCTGTTGGACCAGTCCTTATACAGCGAGTCAACTCTTTTGGTAAGCGTATCTATTTGCTGCGTATGAAACTCCGACCTTTCGTCTAATTTGCTAAGTAATTTCATCATTGAAAAAATTATTGACTCAGAGCTATTGTTGCCACCGGGGTTAAGACTGTTATGGTAATTTGGCTCGCCGCTGTTTCTGTCGTTATGTAACTTTTTATCCAGAACGACCTTATTTCCCATACTTATACCCCTAACTCGTATTGTTTTTATAATCCTTTAAACTATTTTACCTTAATTAGTTGACTATATTCAAGTTTATATGTATACTTTCAATAAAGATATTTTCCATAAGAAAAAGGAGTTGAAAGTCTTGTCTGAACTAAATCTGGACGAAATGATCAAAGAATACTCCGAATCAATAAGGGGAGGACACAATGTATATGTCCCATTTATAGAACGCTTTCTGAAGGATTGTAAAGGCGATTTTTCCAGAAGTGCAGTAGATAAACACATTAGAAGGCTCAGAGATAAAAAATATGCAGACGGAACAATAGATCTTGTGTTCAGAACCATTAGAAGGTTTTATAAAGTCAATGGTTTAGAATGGCCCTTTAGAGCCGGTGAGGGACCGACAGTGAGGGAAAGAGAAGTATACGCGCCGGCACTCGATCCGAAAGTTGTCGCGAAAATGATAAAAGTCGTTAAAGAGAAAGCACCAAAAAAACCTGAAGCAACTTTTCTTGCCTTATCCACCACCTACGGGTTAAGGAGGACTGAAATGGCAAGCATAGACGCAAGCAATATTGACTTAGAAAATAAAGTAATTTTTATCGAAACTGCAAAGCATGGCCGACAGAGATACCACTTGATACCGGATGAAATAATTCCGTATATCAAGTACGACTTTCCGAGAATTTCTGTCTCAAGGCTGACAAAGATTTACTATAACATTGAAAAAATGACTGGCCTTCCTCGCATGAGAGAAGTGGGCTGGCACTCAATTAGAAGAATACTCGACAAGTTGCTGTACGACGCAGGGCTGCCGGGGCCTTTAATCAGCGATTTCCTCAGATGGAAAAGAGGCGGCAGCGATATGTCCAGGAGATACTACTCGGCCACCATTGTTGGCGAGGAAGGGAATATGGTCGAAGTAGGTCCCGGCGACAGAAGCGTGGACGAAAAGGTTTTTGAGGTACATCCTTTTCTGCATTTATGGGGGGATTGACGTGGCGAGAAAAAAGAGAGCCGATTTAAGACAAACCCAGGGAAAAGTCCGGGAAACAAAAAAGCCTCCCGGGAAAGAGGGAATTTCCCGGGATTCGGGTAGAGGTGACGACTGGAGGCCGACCTGGGAAGTACAAACCGATTTAAGGGCCTTCTGTCCTGTCTGCGGGTGGAGGGCGAAGGTTAGTCTAATGAAAAATGGACCATACAAGCCGGTTCTATATCTGCAAAAATACGGAGGTAAAAGACCAGATGGTAAAGGATATATGGAGTTTGAAGAGCTGCCGGAAGAAGAGCAGAGAGAGTTCAGAAAAACACTTAAAAATATTCTCCTAAACGCGCTGGCTGCATTGGAGAAAATTGAGAATTGACGCTTCTTGCTTGCTGCTTCTTCCTTGCTGCCTGCTGCTTTTTGCCTGCTGCTTGCTACTTCTTGCTTGCTGCTATCTTGATTTACATAATTTTACATTTTCAGATCTGAAATTCCGAAAATTCCGAAAATGTGCAGCGAAATCAAAAATAAGCCATTTCGATGCATCGAAATTTTCTGATAAGAAAATGTTGACGATTTTCAAAAATGGTGGTAAAATTTTCACATAGGATCAAAAAATTTTTTGGGAGGTATGAAAATGATAAAAGGTAGAGTGCAGCTAAAGCGGCATGCAGAAAAGAAGACGTATTGGATCAAGTTGAGGATCACGGGGAGAGGGAAAAGCAAAACAATTAGGTTGCAGCAGCGTAAAAGGCAGCCCGAAAGTTTTAGAGACAAGCTAGGAGACAGAACTTTCATTTACTACAATATTGCAGCTAAAGCTGTCGCAAAAGTACCAGGACGCGACAGGGAGGATATAAGGCAGGAAATATATCTTACATTGGTAGAACACAAGCCTAAAAAAAATTCACATTGTTGGCAGCTTGCTAGGAATACAGTTGCCGAATACTTCCGACGTGGGGCAATAGAGAACATAAAAAGCCCTTACCGTCGGAACTATAAGCCCATGCTTCTTTTTACCGAGTTCACCAGTGACCGATACAGTGAGGAAGAAGGGGAGGAAATAAGGCAACTAGACGCTATACTTGCCAAGCAGAATATATTTGAGGAAATACCGGAAGGCGATATTACAGGCAGGGAACTATGGGAGAATATTATTAATAGTTTTAGCCCTAAAATTATTACCATACTAGCCAAAAAATTGGATAGGCAACCATTGACCGATACTGAGCGCAAAAGGTGGCAGCGTGCACGCAAAAAACTGCAAGCGCACGTAAAGAAAATGCTTGTGGTTACCTGAAAATGGTTACCTGAAAAAAAAATAAAAAAATATGTCACGTTTTGAGCTAGTTTTTGCGAATATATATAGTGAGTTTGATTTTAATATTGTTGAGAGTGATTATTTTCACTCTCTCTTTTTTTTGTTTTAAAACTGAATATGAAAGGAGGTGTCCTCGTGGTAGAGGTACCTTTTGATGCAGGGTATATGATGGACTGCCTGCAACGAGACAAGCGCACTACTGCTTGTTCCAGTTGCGGGGCTTTTATCCCTCGTCCTCAGTACCATGACGACAAGCCTCTCTGCCGGAAATGCTGGCTTGCGGCTAATGGCATCAAGGCAGAACCGGTAGAGCCGGAGCAACCAAGACCCCCCGTTGTATGGACACTTCGCCTCAGAAAGTAACCTGCGTTGCTCCTGTCCACCTTCCCTACCCTGGCAGGTGGGCAGCGTGGAGCGCAGATTTACAACTAAATAGGGAAGGAGGGCCATAATGCGGCGGTCTTGTGAAACCTGCGAGCGTCGTGTCAAGGCCCCCGGGAAGGCTATCAAGTGCAAGGTATTCAAGTCCAAGCCTTCCGAGTGCTGGGCCTGGACCGACGATCCGGCCTGGGAGGAAAAAGTCAACCAGGCCGTGGCGGAGTATACGGGCAGGAAAGCTAAAAGGGTAAGTTAACAGCCGAGTCCGGGGCCTGCGTGCGGGCCTCGTCCTGGGCTGTTAAGCTCTTACAACTGAATAAAGGAGGTGTAGCAATGCCTGCCGTATACCAGGAGCTGGCGCGCAAGCTAGGTGCTTACCAGTGGTGCGTAAAAGAAGGCAACGCGTGCGCTGTTAAGCACCTGCACGACATCGAGGCAACTGTGGAAGAATACATGCCGTCCGGCTCTGGCGTGGATACCGGCACAACGCTTAACCTGGAAAAATCCACGCCAGACCGACTGGTATTCGACGCAAGCTATCACGTAATGAATGAGGCCGGCTTTTACGTCGGCTGGATTGATTTCCAGGTCATCGTAAAGCCTTCGCTTGCATTTGACTTCGATTTAAGCATACGCGGGCAGTTCGGAAAATACCAGGACATCAAGGAATACCTGTACAACCTGTATAGCGATGCACTCGGACAGGAAGTACAAAAGCAAAAAGCCATGTAGGCTGGACGCCAGGCAGGACTCTATGCCTGCCTGAAGTCGAGTCTATACAGGGAAAGGGGGTGAAACGAGTGAAAAGCTGCAAGAAACGCATTAAGCACGAGTATAAAGGCAGAATTGAGGACCTGCGCAAGCTGTTTTATGCTTACCAGAAAGGAGAAGAGGACAAGTATTCAGACGAACTAGGGACTTTCTTAGAATACGGCCTCTGTTTTGATTATGTTGCTCCCAACACATTCCGAGACCAGCCGGAAGGGTATTTCCGCTACCAGCTCAGTTGGGGTGGACCGCAAGACGAATTCAGGTTTTACGCCCATCCTGACGACACATTTCCGGGATTAATTGAATATTGGTTCTTGGACTGGTTTGACGGAGCTAAACTGGAAGTAATAGGAAAGGATTACCTGCTATTATCGGAGATATGGCAGTTCTTCCAAGAGATAGGTACCGTCGCTGCCGAATATGAAAAAGCAGTAGGGTTGTAGGCTGGACGCCAGGCAGGACTCTATGCCTGCCTGAAGTCGAGTCTATACAGGGAAGGGGGTGAAACCGTGCCCGAAATACCCGATCCGATGTTCAACGACACGAAGTTAAAAAACCAAATAAAAGAGGCGGCCAAAAATGGCACTGTCTTTTTCAAGCAGATTGAAGAAGGCAGGTTCATGTGGGTAACTAACTGCTACTTCGCGGCCAAAATAAGTGCCGTCTTATGCCCCAGGACCATAAAGGAAATTGTTTCATACTGTGACAGGCCGTTTATGAACCGCCTTCCGAAAGAAGGCCGCATCCATAGCAGGACAGTAAAGGAGCAGAAATCAGCGGTTTTTGACGACCTAGTAAAAAATGCGGGAGATATAGAATTTGTCCCGACAGGTTTTTACCATAAAACCACTATAACTATCGATAAAAGAAAGAAAGAAAGACTCCTTAAATTTTACCTTGCAAAGGACGCGAATATTTATACGGCACTAAACACAGACTTTATCGGAGTATTAAGAGACGAATCTAGCCTCAGAATAAGAGGTAAAGGCAGTAATGAACCTTTATTGTTCGAGCATGATGACAGCGAAGAAAAATTTGTCTGTATAGGAGCCAGGGTATCCATGGACAAGCTGGACAGTTTCAGAAATGACGTAAAGAGAATATACAAGGCATTAAATTCTATCAAGACGGTGAAATCCGCTTAACTGCAAAAGAAAGGAGGTATAGCCGTGGCTAATAGTAAAAACGGCAAGAAAAAAATCGAACTCATGTTTGAAATCGAAAAAGAGACAAAGAACACTATCCGCTTTGCCGAGCTGGAGGACCAGGACGGACAGCCGCCGGTAGTCCGTACTCTGTACCTCCAGAAGTTTGCAACAAAGAAACTCGGCGAGCCGACAAAAATCAAGGTCGTCATAGAGCCTGCGTAAAAGCCTGCGTAGGCTGGACAGTAGGCAGGGCCTTGTGCCTGCCTGCGATCGAGTCTATGCAGAAAGGGGGTGAAACGGGTGAGGTTTTTTGTAGAATTTGCAGTTAAAGAAGGCGGTTTAATAAACCTACCAAGCCGCACGATCGGCCTTACACAAGTTGACATGGTTCGGGAAAAAGAGCAACTTCCAAATTTACCGCTTGATGTTTTTAGTTCCGAAGTATACTCAAAGCGAGAGCTATACGCACTTGTAGAAATAGATGAAGAAACAGCAAGAAGAGCCGCTAAAGCAGGTTGTCTTTTCCTTGAACAAGATAGGGAACGGGTAGTTGTGAGCGGCAGCTTTAATAATTACTGCAATCTGGACTATGAAGCGTTCAGAGCAGTTGACGGCAAAATTCACCGGGTCTGCTTCAGCTACCAGCTAAACAAGAAGAAACTTATAGAAAACTGGGAGAACGCAGGTTTCCCGAAAGAGTGGGAATTGGAATCTGTAAACAAGCCTGAAAATGAGGAAGTGTAGACTGGACGCCAGGCAGGACTCTATGCCTGCCTGAAGTCGAGTCTATGCGGAAAGGGGGTGCGGTTTTAAAAAATGATCTGTGAAATATGCGGTACTGAAAAAGACGTATTCCATGTGGATATATATTACGACGACGAAGAACAGGAATTTGATATTCCAGGTTGTTATGACTTTATTTGCGTTAAATGTGCTATAAAATTCAAAATTAAATAGACAAATTACAACAACTGTCAAGTATTAAGCATTTTCTAAAAGAAAATTGCAAAAAGGAAGGCATTGGAGAGCATGTCGTCGAAAAAAATAATTCAAAAGGAGGGGTGAAAATAAATGACAGCAAAACCTATCCACATCCACGGGGGCTACATTTTTGATCTCCTGGAGGATGGCGACTTTCGGGCTTATGAGTATGAAGTCACTGCCGGAAACTCCGTCACATTTACTGGTGAATGGATCACTTATGAGGATGGAGAAAAACGTGCTCGTCCAGCCACTCTTCACGTCGTTTTTGAAAATGACGTAGAAGAGATGACGGAAAAAGAACTACTTTCCGCTGGCTGGGACGAATACCAGATCATCGAAGAAAAATAAGGTAAGGCCCGCCGGGAGCCTTATCCCGGCAACACTAAAAATAAGGAGCGTGATTATATGAAAAAATGCACAAAAACTAAAAAACCGTGTTTTCCGGAGCGGGTAAAGAAAGTTATTTTTAAAATTACCGACCTTCCCGCAGAGAAGCGGAAAGTAAACGACGTCACGGTGGCCCTGGCCGAGCAGGGCCTCACCGTAGACGCGGCTGAGAAGTATTTATTGCAACAGGGATATGAACCCAAAACCGTAAAAGCCGCCCTGGGACTTGGACCGATCGAAGACGCTATCGCTCTTTATCGGCTCCGAAATGCGGAGCTGTGGCTGCGTGATAAGTCTACTATTAGAGAACTAAAAAAGGCCAAAGAACACCTAGAAAAAGGTCTTTGGCCGAAGTCGGAATAACTGCGAAACCGGCCTCGTGCCGGTCGGCCACAAATACAGCTCCCCGCCGTGGCTCTGATGAGCAGGGGGAGCAAAAGGAGGAATTTAAATGCTAACTCTGGACGCTTTAAGAAAAATTGCTCAAAAAGAGGGGTTTAGGGAGTGTGATTATTACGAATTTACTACTCATCGAAAAATAAGTACAAATTTTTATCACTTTGTCAATGAAGATAAAAACATTGCAATAAACGCCCAGCTTGGTCCTGATGTAGATATGGCTACGCTTGTTTATACAGTCGGGGGAAGAGAGGCTTTGGAACAATCCTCCCATCTGCTGCTCGAAAAAAGAAAAATAACAGTTGAAGCAGCACTCAAGTACGGCCCGTGGGGGCCGGTGGAAACAGAGATGTTTGAAGTTAAAACAGAAGAAGAACTTATCAATGCAATCAAAGAAGCCAAAAAGATAGCAAGACCCAGAGCATAATTCCTTGCGAAACCGGCCTCGTGCCGGTCGGCCACAAAAACACAAAAACTAGCTCCCCGCCGTGGCCCTGATGAGCAGGGGGAGCAGAAAGGGGTTTGTAGATGAACAATGCGCTATAAGCCATATCCAGTTTCTGACCGCCGCCTGTATCGCTGCATCGCTATCGCGGTCTCCCAGCAGCGGTGGCTCGGCGGCTGGGAGTATACAATTTGGGAGAAAGGTCTCTCCCAGGACCTCTATCACGAGCTTGTTACCGCCGGGGTAGAGGCCTACCGGGAGAACCTCGACCCTGACAGCGATTTTAAGGCGATAAAAAACATTGCGCAGCGTAGACTGTATCACTTTCTTTCCGCCTACGGCATACACCGTGGATGGGACCCGGTTCAAAAGAAACAATTGAAAGGTTTCCAGAGCCGGGAAGCCTGCGTGGGCGAATTTAAATTCGACATATCTGCTCCGGACGCAGAGCCGAACCTAATCCGTATAGCAATAATCCAGCGGTTTGGCCCTGATGCCTGGGACGAACTTTGTAACTGGGTCAACGACCGGAGAAAGAAAAGAAAGCCGCCGGTTGTGGACCAAGTTGTTAGATATCTTAAAAAGGAGGTGTTAGTGTGAAGCTTACGTTCAAGTTTTTCCGCGACGACGGGGGCCGGCTGAGAGCTACGCTTGAAGAGTTCAACATAACAAAACCTGTCGAACGGCGGGACGGTAAGCGGTATAAAATATTGAAAGTCTTTTCTTTACCGCCCGGAATCCGCTGCGCCATAAAAACAAGCGACGTTTACCGCCTACAAACTGCCCAGGCCGGTGATGTCGTGGAGGTGGTACTCGGTGTTTAAATTCGACAAAGAGTATCCCTCCAAGGTTGTCGCCACATCGCTTATTTCTATCGTTCCGGACTACAGGTGTGACCCTATGGTCTGGACACCTGGACTGAAGGAGTTTCAAACCAGGCGGGTGTTTATCGTCTGCTCGGTCAACCGGCGGGGCAGGAACACCTTCCGTTTTTACCCGCTGAATAAACAGACAGATAAAGCTCCGCCTGCCTTCGTGGTTGTTCCTCATGATTCGCCTTATATCAAAGACACCACCACTCACATTGTCTTCGACCATAAGAACTTCAAAATTATTCGCCCGCTCAAAGCCGTATACTATAAGGCAAAGTGGGCACTGGATCGTGGGGAGCTGGACTGGCTGCCGGGAAATTTACTCACCCTGGTTAAGCACTGCTATTTCAAAGACCTTATCGACGATTCCTTTATTGAGAACGTCGAAAGGGAGTTTGAAAAGCTGGAGAAGATGCTTGCCAGGGCCGAAGGCAATAACTTCCAGGGAGAAACAGAGGTATGCATACGCAAGGCGTACAAGCTTTGCGAAAAGATATTTGCAAAAATCAAAAAGGAGGTAGACGAGTATGTCTAAGAACAAAAGTCTTGTCTTTACCGGTCAGTCCTCCCTGAGCCTGGCTAAGAAAATGCGCCAAGGTTTGGCAAACATCAGGGAGGAAAAAGCTATCGCTAAAGCCACCGAGGGCATTGTCCTGCTTCTGGATGTATCCGGAAGCATGAGCGAACCCGTCGGTGGCAAGCGGAAAATAGACCATCTGAGAGAAGCGGTCAATGCTTACCCGAACCTGAAAAAAGTGTCGTTTTCTGAGCACATTTATGACGGTTCCATCCCGGAGCCACAGACTACCACCGATATGGCCGGCGGGTTTCATTATTTGCAATCGCTTCAACCAAAAGAAGTTATTCTTATTTCCGACGGCTTGCCAAACGACCCACAGACCGCTATAAATAAGGCCAAGGTACTTGGCTGCCCGGTCAATATTATTTACATCGGTCCCGGTGGGGACGAAGGCGAGGCTTTCATGAAACGACTGGCTGCCGAAACCGGAGGCCAACAGGTGACGGCAGATACCCGGCTTTATCAAGACTTTGGACGCCAGTTGAGCACCAGCGTCCGCTTAATGTTGCCGGCCTCAATTGAAAGGAGGTGAAGCAATTGAAGAAAATCATTTGGTTCTCCCGCCACCCTGCGCTTCCCAGCCAGGTAGCAGAGTTGAAGCGGCTGTTTGGCAACGACGTAAAAATCATTGCTGACCCCAACCCGTTTGACAGTGCGGAAGACATCGTTTCCCGCTTCCGCGCTGCCGGTGGGGATGAAATGGTCGTTGTTGCCCCATTATCCGTCCTGGGACGCTTGTGCGATCTAGGCGTTAAACCCTTATGGGCGGAGATGGAGCAAGTGCCGGTTGAGAAAGCGGAAGTTGTCGCCGCCGGGCGCGGCTACCGGTTTGTCCGGTTTCGCCGTGTAAAGCGGCTAGTACTAGAGTTTGAGGATTTATAAAACCGGAGATGTAAGCGGTATTTGTCTTTAACTGAAATGTGGTGATTTTGATGGAAAAGTTTGCCGTTTCAGATACCGGTGCATATATCCTCGGTATTCTCTGGGCTTGTTGTGGTCCTGGTGATAAAACTCATTGGTGGGTCAGGCACCGGGATCCCTGGTACCCCGAAGCTATTCGTACTTACCTGAGCATTACTGCACGAGTTCATAAAAGTTTCTCGAATACCGGGAGTCAGGCACGACTTAAAATTGCTCGGATTGCCGACATGAACAAAGTTAAACAGTTATTATACCTACACGGCTGGACACCAAGACAAAGCAAAGAACGCCTCTATCCCTCCGGACCTTTGAATGATCGCGGGTTTATCCGTGCATGGATAGAAATACATTCTCATGCTGATATTGCAAGAACAGGCCGAAAGCGCAAACCTACACCCCGGCTTCGAGTGTACGGAAACAAGCTACTTTTGGAAGAGATGAATCTTATTATTGCTGGTAGAGCTAACGTGCAACCTCGAACCTTACAACGCACCGGCAATGAAATTACAAAAGCACTGTACTATACTGGTCGTAACTTTCGGGCTGTACTAGAGTGGTTGTATGACATGGCTGAACTATATAACCCGGACACAAAGGCCAAGCTACTAAATATTGCCTCCCAAGGACATCGACCATAAAATAAAACCTGCCTTCGGCAGGAACTCTGAGAGGTATGAAAATGGAATTAATAACAAGAAACCTGCCTTCCAGTGAGCACAAAAAATTTTAATTTTAAAGGAGGCAATAATTTTTTAACCCCTTTATTTACTGAAAGGCAGGCCCTTGATTTAGTCATAATTATAAACCATCTTGCAATAACCGTCAAGAATTTTCTAAAAGAAAATTACAAAGGGGAGAGGTATTAAGAATTGTATTGTCGAAAGTTAAAACCATAAATAGAAGTATTTTTAAAAAGGGGGTGATTTATGCGGTACGCAACAATAAAAAATAAATAAACTGCTTAAAACTAAAGGGGAAAAGGGGGTTTGGCTTTTCTATGTCTGAAGTGCAAAAAGAAATACTTGAAATCGTGAAAGATATGCTGCGGGACAGGGGTATTAACCCTGAAAAAAACGTGTTGTGGAGGCTTTACGGCTACGGGCTGATTGACAAATTGCTTCAGGAGGGAGAAATAGATCCCGAGCTGTATTATGCTGCTTCTAGTGCTCTCGACCAATGTCCGTGCCCGTTTGAAAAAGCTTCCGGCTTCCGGGTCAATCATATAGACTTCACCAAAAGCAAAAAATAAATATAAGGAGGTTCTGAATCCTTGAAGTTTCCTTATCCCAAGTTTCTGAAACACCTGAGAAACGAAAAACACTTAAAGGAAGTAACCGTCGAGAAATACAAGCGTTGGGTAACTCACTGGACCGTATGGTGCAATGCCCAGGGGATAAAACCATTAAAAGCCGAAATTGAAGATGCCGGGGAGTATGTCAATTCCTTGAAGAACGACTACCATCCCGATACCGTCGGGCACATCATGTCGCGTTTGAAAAACTTCTACGATTGGGCCTGTTACAACGGGATGGCCAAAAGGAACCCGTTCAGCTTCATCCGGCGGCCCAGAGCGCATAACAGGATACCGCAAGTGCTCAGTGAAAAGTCAATATTAAGAATACTCAATTCCTTTAAGGGCAGAAAACCGAAAGAACTCCGGGACCGGGCCATGCTGGAGGTCCTGTATGCCACCGGCTGCCGGTCCTCGGAGCTGTGCGCCATGAACGTCCACGACATAGACTTTGAAGGCAAGAAGGTTATAATCCACGATATTAAAAACAAAAAGGATAGGATAGGTTTCCTCACGGACAGAGCAGTTGAGGCATTGAAAGAATATCTAAAATACTCCCGCCCCTTTTTTGAAGATATAGATTCCCCGCCGGCACTATTCCTGGCAAGACACGGCCAGAGGATACACAGAAACATACTTTACGAGGCCATACAAAAGGCGGCTAGAAAGGCAAAAGTTTCGACGTCTGTATACCCGCACCTGGTTCGACACAGCTTTGCCACGCATTTGCTTGAAAACGGAGCTGATATTAGATATGTACAAGAGTTGCTAGGACACCAAAAGCTAACCAGCACGCAAATATATACTCACGTCGCCAGCAGAAAGTTAAAAGAAGCATATAATAGGTTTCACCCGTGCGGTAAAGAAGTGGCTTGCACAAGAGAATAAAAGTTACCGGTAGCATAAAGCTGCCGGTTGTTGCTGTCATGCTTTTTATTTTCATTTCTTGCTGCTTTATCACATTTTTTCTCTTATCACCTCATTACGTGCCATTAAGTTTCACGTTTGCAATATTTTTCCCGAAAATTTTCCGAAAAAGTGGTTGACAAAAAACATTAATTAGTGGTAATCTATACTTACCAATAATTAAACGAAAATCAAAATTTGAATTTATTCAAAAATATAAGGTTTGGGGGCCTAAAAATTGGACTTAAAGGCTAACGGTCCAAAAAAGGTCAGCCCGACCAGGCTGACCAAGCAAGGCCAGAAGCCTTGCTTTTATTCATTTCCAAAGTTTTTAGGGTATCCGTTTTTAAAACCCTTCTTCATTAACTTAAACCACAGGTACTCAAGCACTTCTTTCTTGTCCTCTTCGTCCAGGGTGCGGAACATATTCGCGGCCATCTCGTCTTCATTGGTTGCGTTGTTCTCTTCTATCAGAAGAGTGACCGGCACTCCTAGTGCCTTAGCAATCTTTGCCACCGTTCCTACCCTCGGGTCCACCAATTCACGTTCTATTTTGGAAAGTGCCCCCATGTCTATTTCTGCCTTTTCGCAAACGTCTCTTATTAAAAGACCTTTTTGCATGCGCAGTTTGTGTATTCTTTTCCCGACACCCAACCTATTTCCCTCCCGATTTAGCAGTATGAATATTATACCGATAAAATTAACTTTTTGCAACAAGTTTATCGGTATTTGTCGGGAAAAAATTGATTATATGCAACCCTCTTGCGTCTATCGGTTCAAATAAATGCTTTTAATGTCTCTATGAAGGGAGTTGTTACAAGTGGGAGTCCCTAAAAGGCAGCCGGGACTACGAGAACTGTTAGAAACTATCGTCGTCGAAAAAGAGACACTAGAAAAAATGAATATTCCAAGCACGTTGAAAGATATGCGCCTCGAATACAAGCTGACGCTCGAAGAATTGTCCGAGCTTACCGGGATAAACAGGGGGCTGCTGTCCCGATACGAAACGGGACAAACGAAACCTAAATACGATAACGCACGGAAGATAAGCGAAGTCTTTCACGTTCCAGTATGGCTGCTTTATGAGATTATAAACAGGCAAGGAAAGGAGGAATGAGAAAATGACCGACAGAAACCCGAGAGGTTTTCCTAGGCCGAGAGACGGAAGGGGACGCGGCGTCGGTATACCCGGTGGACTCCGGCAGGGAAGAAACCAGAATCCGTGCAGCAACGGTCCCGGTTACGGCAGGGGCGGAGGCCGGGGGAGGGGCCTCGGCCGGCAGGACAGGCAAAGCCAATAGAAAGGTGAGTGCCAAGGAAAAAGAGCGAGCCGAGATGGTAGAGAGTGCCAGTTGTGCAGGGCAAACCATGAGGCAAAAGAGCACCATTTAGAGAGAGTGAGTCAAAATCCAAGAGCGCACCAGGGAGACTGAACGAGCCATCAATTAGGAACAAGCTATTCAACTCAAGCAAGTCGCAGAGAAGAGAGAGTACCACATCCAAAGAGCAAGCCAGAGGCCCTGAGAGAACTGCTCTCTTGGAGCGAGTTAAAAAAAACGAAAGGAGAGGTAGCGTTGGCAGATTATAAAGATTACAACCAGGAACCTATTGAGTTTGAGGTTATCAAGAGGTTAATCAAAGATTTAAGAACGGCGGCAAACAGGCTGTCCCCGAGCGACGTGAGGTACCTCGTAGACACTTACTACCAGATACAGGAACAGCGCAAGCGTGCCGCAAACCAGGTCAGGGCAGCCGGTGAAGCGGGAGAACCTAACGAGCTGGTTAACTGGATTTTTGACACATTCAAAAGAGTCGAGTATTACATCAAGAAAACGCTGGACACCTATACAGACTCGCATCCGATAGGGGTATGGTCAAAATCCATACACGGTATAGGTCCGGTAATATCCGCAGGTTTATTAGCTCACATAGATATTGAGAAAGCTCCGACAGCGGGAGCTATATGGAGATATGCCGGCCTCGACCCTACCGCCAAGTGGGAAAAAGGGCAGGTTAGGCCGTGGAACGCAAGGCTAAAGACGCTGTGCTGGAAAGTCGGAGAGAATTTCCAAAGGGCATATAACAACCCCAAAGACATCTACGGCAAGATTTACAGAAAGAGAAAAGAGTATGAGTGGAAGAAGAACATGGCCGGAGACTATGCCATGCAAGCGGAAGAAAAACTTAAAGAGTACAACATAGGTAAAAATACGGACGCTTACAGACACTACTCAGGGCAGTACGATCCTTCTCAAGTAGTCAAAAACTGGAGCATTGAGCAGGGTATTCCCAATACCGAAAGCGGTCCCAAGCTGCCGCTTGTAGGTAAAGGATACGGCGTGCGCATGCTGCCGCCGGCGCACATAAACGAGAGGGCGAAGAGGTACGCGGTAAAGCTGTTTTTGGCCCACTGGCACGAAATGGCGTACTTGTATCGGTACGGAGAAATGCCTCCAAAGCCTTACTCGATAGCAATACTTGACCATGCACATAAAATAGAGCCTCCTAACAAGGAGATTATCTTAAAAGTTGTCAGAAAAGAAGTCTCTTAGCCAGCAGGGAAGAGAGTACCGCCTTATGAGAGCGAGCCAAAATTGAAGAGGGCACCGCAAGGAGAGAGCGAGCCGTCAGCGTAGATAGTACCAAAATTCCAGAGCAAGCCACGAGCTTGGAGAGCACCAAAAGTTTGGAGCGAGCCAGACAGGAGGAGAGTACCACAGGGAAAGAGCAAGCCAGCAGGCGGAAGGGTACCAGAAGCCAGGAGCGAGCCACAAACAGCGAGAGTACCAAATTGCGCAAGTGAACCAGAAAAACATAGGGTGCCAAATTAGTAGAGTGGGCCGTATTTTCGGAGAGTACCAGGATTGCGAAGCGAGCCAAATTATGGGAGAGTACCAGGCAGTAAGAGCAAGCCAAACTGCATGAGAGTACCAGTAGGGCAAAGCGAGCCAAATTACGGGAGAGTACCAACGATTCGGAGCAAGCCAAACCACAGGAGAGTACCAATAGGACAGAGCAAGTAGGATAAAGCAAGCCATTAGTTAGACGGAAGCGAAGCCATTGCCTCTTAACACTCTTAGACCAAAGGCCGCTTGCGCGGCCTTTGTTGGCCGTTTTTTACCGCTTTAGAGCGCGCCCGGATTGGTAAAATACGCGCCAATTGTACAATCGTACAACAATAAATATAAAAGCAAACCATTTGCTACGAGAGTGCCAATAGATTAGAGTAAGTCATTGGACTAGAGAGTACCGTTTCTTCAGAGCGAACCGCAAAAGCGAACCACGAGAAAAGAGAGTACCATTCTTGCAGAGTGAGCCAAAATATCAGAGAGTGCCATTAGAAGAGAGCGAACAAAAAGGAGAATACCTATGGGTAGAGTACCGGTTTTTGATACGGAATGTCTTGACTGGAGAAAAGTTGGAGACAAGTGGATAAAAGACCCGGGCTGGTGGAAAAAAGACAAAAGAAAACCCGGGAGAAAGCCGGGCAAAAACAGAGGCGAAAAGGAGAGATAGGTCGGCTGGAGTTATCGTTTTTCACATTTTACCATATAGAAAGGATGTTTGCAAGTTTGAAGCGAGCCAATTCCGGGGAGAGTACCAGGGACAAGGAGCGAACCAGATTCAGGGAGAGCACCAGGGGAATGGAGTGAGCCAAGGATTTCGAGAGTGCCGCGTCTCTGGAGCGAGCCATTTGCTGGGAGAGTACCACTGTTTGAGAGCGAACCAGAGTTCGGGAGAGTACCACGGCTTTGGAGTGAGCCAAAAGTTAAGAGAGTGCCATAAAATAAGAGTGGTTCATCTAGGGAGAGAGTGCCAGAGGGAGTGAGTGGATCGCTTAAAATGAGCCATCCTCGGCAAGAGCACCAAAATAATTAAGCGAGCCACCAAGTTTGAGAGTACCAAAAAAGTGGAGCAAGCCATTTTAAGCGAGCCGTGTCTCACGAGCATGCCGAAGCGAGCCAACTCTTGCGAGAGCACCAAAGAATTAGAGCGAGCCGAGGGCATAGAGAGTGCCGATACATTTGGGCGAGCCATTGGCAAAGAGAGCACCACAATAAAGGAGCGAGTTACAAGTGGAAAGAGCACCAGAGAACGGGAGCGAGCCAGGTAAGGGAAGAGTACCAAACTAATAGAGCGAGCCAGCGCGAGCGAGAGTACCATTGGATAAGGGCGAGCCATCGGTGAAGAGAGCACCAATATACGTGAGCGAGTCGTCATCTTGGAGGATACCAGAGGATAGTGAACCAGTCACCCGGAGAGCACCATTACGTGTGAGTGGGCCGTTTGCTAAAAGAGCACTATAACATTACTACAAAAATATATTGTAAACCCGTAAATCGTAAACTCGTAAACGATAAACTTGTAAACCTGTAAACCGTAAACCTGTAAACTATAAAACGTAGTTGCAAGAAAAAGCAAAGGTAAACCTGTAAATCGTAAACCTGTAAACCTGTAAATCGTATACCCTAAAAATCGCGGTTTACTATATATAAATAATAATAATATATAGAGCTGAAATTATTGCAAGAAGAAAACAAAGGTAAACGTGTAAACCGTAAACTTGTAAACTGTAAACCATAGACCCGTAAACAGATACAAAGTTAAGGAGGGGTTTCGTTGACTGATAGCTGGCAAACTGACGACCCGAGGGCACCGAGGGAACTGACAATTCAGCAACTTATCAACAGAAGGCCGTATCTTGCCTCCAGCGACAAACAGGGGCACAGCACAGCATTAAGCGCAAAGGTAGCAAAGGACTTTGCCAGGTACTTCTCCGAAGTCGCTTTCTCCCGCCGCACTCCCTACAGGAATACTTCAGACGCCATTAGGGACGCCTTGTACCTGGGTATGCACATTATCAGGGCCAGGTACTTTGGGGACGAAAACGAAGCGTGGGAAGCGGAGGCAGAAGCGATAGAAACTATGAACCGCATAAGCGAAAACGCGACTATAAGGGAAAGGATGGAGAGTTTTGCAAGAAGTATTGCTAAACTAAGGGACGAAGGAGACGTTGACGTGGCCTTGGAGTCCCTAGCGACCATGATAAGACGGATCAGCCACTTTCCGGACGAGTGGCGGCGCAAGAAACACTTCCTGAGCTTAAAAAAATGTTACAACATTCAAGACTTAATAAACCAACTTGACGAAGAGACAAAAAGTTTCGTTGAGGGGGCATGACGATGCTGCAAGCGTTCCAACCGGATTACTGGAGGCTCGACGGGCCGGAAACGCCTACGCCGGCGAGGGTAAAAAGCTCTCTCTTAATCAAAAGCGGGTTCAGAGAGAGCATAGTGGAGCGCGCCTTCAAGCGTTTGGAAAAACACTGGCCCGTGCAGAAAAGCAAAGACAAATGGATAGTTAAAGGCGATATGAGCGATTGCTATTCCCATTACATCATACGGATTAACAAAGAAAATAAGTATTGGTGTAGCTGTTACGGGAGTCCCTTCGGAGAAGTGCGGAGAAAAAATGTTTGTTCCCACGTCATGGCGGTGATTATAGCCAGGCGTCTAGGCTGGATTATAAGAGATGAAAGTTTTGAAGAACCCGAGATAAAGGAACAAAAAAGGGACGTGTTGACGCCGAGAAGCCTGGGTTTGCCTGAGAAGTTCACTACATTTTACCCGAACCAGATAAAAGCTCTCGAACGCATAGCTGCAAGCGATAAAAAATTCATAATGCTCCAGGCCCCTACCGGCAGCGGCAAGTCGCTCATTGCCGCCGCAGCGCAGAGGTTGCTTAGGGCAAAAACGCTTTATACCTGTCATACTAAAACCTTGCAAGACCAGTTTGTTAGAGATTTCCCTTATGCGGTCGAACTAAAGGGACGCGCCAACTACCCGACGGCTAATTACCCGCATCTGTTTCCTAAGATAAGCTGCGCTGACTGTTACCGAAGGAAAAAGGACCCCAGGTGCAAGTGGTGCTGTCCTCCCGATTGCCCGAATTACGGCGTAAACAAGCAGTACGCGAGCTGCGTGGCTGAGGGCAAGTGTCTCAATGATGAAGGCTGGATGACCCGCTGCCCGTACCGCCTGCAAAAGAACAGGGCAATAAAGGCGAGACTTGCGGTTCTAAATATGGCAATGTTTCTTAACGAGGCAAATTTTGTCGGCGAGTTAGGGGCAGATGTCAAAAAGGATATTTACGGAAATACTATCTACGTACCGTTGTGGGACCTTGTAGTCCTTGACGAAGGAGACTTAACGGAAGACGCGCTTATGAGCTTTGTGGAGGTGGTGGTGTCAAAGAAACAGGTAAAAAAGCTGGGTATGAGTCCGCCGGCCAAAAAAACGAAGTCCGACGCCTGGAGGGAGTGGCTGGAAACCGAAGCGATACCCAGGATAGAAGAAAGGATAAAGTCAATAGAAGTCAAGGATAGGTTTGAAACCATAAGTCTCAAAGAGCTTAGGGAACTAGACGAAATGACTAAACTAAAAGGGAAGCTGGAGTTCTTCGCCAGGGAGCTTGAAACCGGCAATTGGGTAAACTGCACCCGCCCGGAGGACAACGAGGCCGGCCCCTGGGTATTTAAGCCCGTATTCGTCTCCAGATACGCGGAGAGAAACCTGTGGAGACACGGCAAAAGGTTCTTAATAATGTCGGCGACTATCATATCGGCGGAACAGTTGGCAAGGAACCTCGGGATACCGAGCGGCGAGTTTGAGCTTATAGACTTACCTTCTACGTTTCCGGTAGAAAACAGGCCGATATACTTCCAGCCTTCGGCGAACATGACCAACAAGACGAAGGAAGAAGAGTGGCCCAAGGTCGTCGAAACGATGGACAAGATACTTGACGAGCACCCGGACGAAAAGACGGTAGTCCACACGGTGTCTTACCAGTTGACTAGATACGTTTACGAAAAGAGCAGGCACAAGAAAAGAATTGTCATCTATAACGAGGCTAAGGAAAGGGACGAGACTATAGAGAGGTACAAGAGGGACCCTACTCCCCTCGTAATAGTGGCTCCAAGCATGGAAAGA